AGGCACGTTCAAGATCCCAGCCGAGGCAGCACGGGACGGTGTGGCGTTCAAGGTGAGGACGAGTTCGCAACGCCGGTTCGTCGTGTTCGCGGACGGCTCGATCGTGAAGCGATCGGACAACTTCGCGACCGCGAAGTACGTGGCGTTCCTTCGCCGGGGTGTCATCATCGACACCTCGAACGGCGACATTGTCAGGTTCGTCTCGCCGAGCTGGCGGGCATGGCCGGGAGGTGAGAACGGTGGGTAGGGGAGACGCACGGAGGGACGCCCGTGACGCGGCCCTCGTGACCGTGGTGCTCGCTAAGGCCCGCGTCGTCCGCGTCTCGCCTCAGACGGGGCGGGTGTTGAAGGTGATTGCCGAGTTCCGCGACGTTGATCCGCGCCAACTGGCGGCGTGGTGCGACGGGTTCGGCCGGACACCGGAGGAGACGGGCGGTCTGTGGATTCGCTCCGAGTTCTGGGACCCGGTCGAGCGGCGGTGGGACAGGCTGCTCGTATGACCGGCCCGGAACGCAGGCCGACGTGGAGGGACGCCTACGACACACAGATGGCGGTGTGGCGGTGGCTGCGTACCGAGCGCGGGATCGCGCACCTGAAACGTCACTTGGCGTACAACTCCGGGGAGACGCAGTACCCGGAGACGAAGCGGCTTCTCGCGCGTCTCTACGCGAGCGAGGAGCAGCGCGTCATGGTGGCCGACCCGGTGTTCGTGTCGGCCGAGATGTGCGAGCTTACCACGGCGGCATCGGCCACGTTCGCGCCGGAGCCGCTGCTGCGGACGGACATCATCACCCCGCTCGGGTTCCTCGTCTACGAGACACCCGCCGACGTGCTCGACCGGTTCGAGGCCCCGTTGAACATCGCGGGCCTGTCGTGGGGGCCGATCATCACGGCCGACGAAGACGTGGACGCGCGCGAGCGGCCCGATCTCCTGGAATCGTGGGGCGACGGCGACGGCGACGGCATAGGGATCACGGTCTACGCGAACCTGCAACGGCTTGCGGAGGTGTCCGAGATGACCCTCACGTGGGGGCCTCCCCCGCTCGTACCTGTCCACGTGACCCCGTGGTACTTCGGGATGGAGCACAAGGGCAACGAGGTGGACGAGCACGGGAAGCCGACCGGCGCCGGGTGGTGGTGGAAGCTCGCGCAGGCGACGTTCCGGCTGATGCAGCAGCAGATCAGCGTCCACCACACCGAGCGGCCCGACAAGGGCCAGCGGCGCGAGGCTACACGGCGCGGGTTTCCGGAGCGCGAGACACTCGTGGTTCGGCTTCGTCGGGAGAAGGGCGAGCACGAGACGTCAGGCGACGACGCGAACTACTCGCACCGGTTCATCGTGTCAGGGCACTGGCGTAACGCGTACTACCCCTCCATCAACGGGCACCGCCAAATCTGGATTAGTCCCTACGTGAAGGGACCGGCTCACCTCCCGCTTCGTGTCAAGCCGAGGCGGGCGTTCCAGTGGACACGATAAGGGTGTGAAGTGTGCTATCATGTCTGTGTGGGGTTGACCGACGACTAGGAGGGAGGGGAGATGGGCTACTCGATCACGCAGAAGACGGCGGACAGGATCAACAGGTACCGCCGCGAGGACAGGCTGTGCCAGGGCAGCGGCCGGTGCTCAAGCCGGGCGACGTACGTGATCCTGTTCCGCAGCGAGGGGAAGATCGGAACGCACGTGCTCTGCAAGCGGCACCTGCGGCAGACCCTCGACGGGTTCAAGCACTACGGGTACCTGTTCGAGAACGACCGGGGGTCAGAGGTGCTCGGCGCGACCGACATCGGCCGTGGCGAGCACGGGACGGACGCGCGGGCCGCGATCTACGAGGGCGCGCGCAACCACGGCGGGATCACGGAGGACGACGTGGCCGGTTTCTACGAGCGCGAGAAGCTCGCGTTGCGACGCCTCGAAGTTCACGCGAAGTGAGGTCTATGGTTGCCAACCAACCCTCAAGTTGAGGTTGACGGTTGGTTGGCAACCATAGGCTCCCTCGTCCGATAGTGGTGGCACGATGGACGCATGAGCCGCCCCTACAAGAGCCGCGCACAGTGGAGATTTTTTTTCGCTAACCCGCGCCTCCGGAAGTGGGCGAAGAAGAAGGCTCATGCGACGCAGCGGGCCGGTGGCGGCAAGAAGGTCGCGTACCGGAAGCTGCCTCGTCGTGTCGGCGTGACTCGCAAACGGAGGAGGTAGACGTGCCAGCTCTACGGTTGATGCCGAGCGCGGGCGTCGGCAAAGGCAAGCGGAAGCGTCCGGCTATCCGGAGAAGGTGGGGGACTGCGGCGCAGAAGGCGGCGCAGTTGAAGGCCGCGAAGGCGTCGGCGGCGAAGCGGCGCGGGAAGAAGAAGCCGATCACCGCGCGCGGGCGGGCGAAGCTCGCGTCCGCGAAGGGACGCCGGTTCGCAGCGACGAGGCCGATGAAGAAGCGGCAGGTCCTCAAGGGCTACAACAAGCGGCTCTCGTCTGCGAAGTATCTCTCGAAGGCCGAGTTCAAGAAGCGTCGTCCGGCGGGCAGCTTCAAGCGTTACCGCCGCTACGTGATGCGGAAGACCGGCCAGTCGAGGCGGCAGTTCCGGAGGCGCGTCACGAAGTAACGTCCGGCCGGGGTGCGACAGTTTCACCATCATGGAAGAGCTTGAGCGCAAGATGTTCCGGGTCGATTTCGGGTTCACGAAGTCGGCTACGCCTACCGGCGACTTGGAGCTGAAGGGGTACGCGTCAACGTGGGTGGAGGATCGCGACAGCGAAGTTGTTGCCCGTGACGCGTTCTCGGGAACCCTTGACCCGTACCTGAAGGGCAACCCGATCCTGCTCTGGCAGCACGACCAGTCGAAGCCGATCGGGTCGGTGCGTGACGCCCGCGTTGACGACAACGGGCTGTCGGTGAAGGCGTACATTCCGAAGCCGGATTCGTCGGAGCCGGATTGGGCGCATCTCGCGTACCACAAGGTGAAGAAGGGCGTCGTCCGTACGTTCAGCATCGGCGGCGTGTTCCACAAGCAGGTTCAGCGTGGCAAGCGGCTCATCAAGTCCGTCGATCTCATGGAGATCAGCGTCGTGTCGGTGCCGTCGAATCCGCGCTCGATCTTCGAGTGTGCCGTCAAGAGCTTCGATGGCCCGTTGCGGCCGGAGCTTTCGACGGAGGCGATCGGCCAGATGAAAATGCTGATCGGGATGGAGGGGATCTCCGACCCGGAGTTGGCGACGATGGACGACGGCGAGCTGCGCGAGCGGTACGTGGAGCTGGCGGGCCTGTACCGGGACGCTGGCCGTGTCCCTCCGGGCCTTGACGAGTGGCGGCCGATCAGCGCACGGGTCAGGGAGGCCGGGGCGAAGGGTGCGCCGGACGTGTTCGAGGCGGCGGCCGGGGCGGTCGAGATGGTGAAGCGGGTGCGTGGCGAGGTGTCGCCGGTTGACTCGTTGGACGACGCGACGGTCGAGCGGCTTGTCGAGACGAGCAACCTGCTGGCCGGGTTCTTGGAGCGGCTGGCGGAAAAGCGGTTCAACCCGCGTCAGCCTCGGGACTCTCATGGCCGGTGGCGCGACATGCCGGGTGGCGGTGACGGGGTAGGTGGCATCGGGCGCTCGAATACGGAACGGCCCTACTCCAACCTGTCGGACCCGTATGGCACCCCGGTGTCCGAGCGTGTTTCCAACCTCCCCGACATGAGTGGGCCGGAGGCGGTGAGGTGGAAGAACAACATCGACCAGCTACGGCGTCGGACGCTCGATCCTCGCCAAAAGGAAATCTACTCCAAGTGGCAGGAGCGCGCCGACGAGGTGAATCGCTCGGCGAGCAAGGGCAAGTTCATCGCAGCGGTCGTTGATCTTGAACGTGAGTACGTGAACGCGAAAGCGAGGCCCGACGAGCCGGACTTCGCGGCGTTGAACGCGATCTACGGCTCCCTCATCGGTGCGCTTGACAGCACACAATAGGGCGAACGCCACGTCCAACCTGAAGGTCGATGATCCAGAGGCAGCGAGCTGAAATGGAGGATCAGATGAGTCCGGTGAAGACCAGTATCAACGTAACGGCGGGGTTGCTCATCCTTCTCGCGGGGGTGGTTCTGATGCTGCTGGCCGCGTTCGACATCGGCAGCAACGACACGGTGTCGCTCGCGTGGCTCGGCGCGGCGCTCGCGTTCATCGGGGTCAAGGTCCCCTAGAAGGTGGCCCGGAAGAAGCGGCCAAAGCTCGGCTCGGGCGCACGGTTTCGCGCCCTGAAGGGTAAGCTCGCGAAACGGGGTGTCCGCAATCCGGGGGCCTTGGCCGCAAGCATCGGTCGCAAGCGTTACGGAAAGAAAAAGATGGCCGCTATGGCGGCAGCGGGGAAAAGACGACGGAGGAGGAAGCGGTGATCGTCGGAGCACGGCGGAGCGTGACGAACGGCAACGAGATCCAGACGGTGACGATCACCGGCACCCCGAACGGCGGCACGTTCACGCTCACCTACGACGGCGCCGAGACGGCCACGATCAACCACAACGCCAACGCCGCCACCGTCGCCACACGGCTCGAAGCTCTCGCCACGATCGGCGCAGGCAACGTGGCCGTGACCGGCGGCCCCGGCCCCGGCACACCGTACGTGGTCCAGTTCATCGGGGATCTCGCCCGGCTTGACCTTCCGCTGATGACAGCCGACGGTGCGCTCCTGACGGGCGGCGCTTCCCCGGACGCGGCCGTTGCTTTGACGCAGACGGGCGGCGTCACGATGGTGTGGGACGAGGAGCCTGACCCGGTCAGGGTGTTCGTCAGGAACATCAACGCGACCGCCGTCGATCTCGGCGGCCCCGACGTGGTGTCCGGCGCGGGGTTCTCGCTTCCGCAGAACGCTGACGTGGCGTTGTGGCTTGACGCTGGCGAGGTGCTGCACGCGATCGCGGCGTCGGCGGCCGTCGAGATCCAGGTGCTCGTCACGTCGGCGCGATGACGCTCGGCGTCTACATCGTCCACCACCCGGAGCGCGACCCGATCCTCCCGGATCTGCTCGAAGCTCTCGGTGAACCCGCGACCGTTGTCGTTGACGACGTGCCGGAACGGATGAACCCGTGGAAAAACTGGGCGAACGCGATGCGGGTCGCGGCCGTGTCGGGCGACACGCACGCGCTGTTCTTGGAGAACGACGTGAAGCCGTGCATCGACTTCGTCGCGGCCGTCCGCAAGTGCGTCGCGGTGAGGCCCGACGATCTGATCCGGTTCTACCACCCGGCGGAGCCGTACGGTGCCCCCACGTGGCGGCAGGTGCTCGCGGACGGCGGCCACTGGTTCCCGATCGAGGGGCATTGGGGGTGCGTGCAGGCGGTCGCGATGCCGGTCGAGTGGATCACCGACTTCCTCCACTACGGCGAGTCGGTCGCGAAGGCGACTTCGATCTTCCCGGACGCCCGGCTGTCGATGTGGATGCGTACACGGATCTGCCAGCCGGTGTGGACGACGGTGCCGTCACTTGCCCGGCACGGGTGGCCGTCGATGTGCGGCCAGCCTCACCATGACTGCCCGGATGAACTTTGGATCGGGGATGACGTGTCGGCGCTCAGCATCGATTGGACGCCGTGACGACGGGCTACCGTGCCGCGAACTTCGAGGCGCTGCTCAACGGGCCGCCGGGAGGGTACACGCCTGGTGTCAGCGAGCGCGAAGCAGGATGGTGGTGGATCAAGGACCCGACCGGATATGTCGGCAATCTGTCGCCCGAGCTACACACCGTCGTCGAGCACGAGGACGGGACGATCACCGTCTCCCCGTCGATTCTCGCGCCGCACTGGCACGGGTTCTTGGAGCACGGCGTCTGGCGGCAGGTGTGAGGGGACGATGCACCGGTCGGTGATGACGTTCGTGGAGGCCGCCGCCGCCCGTTACGGGCTGAACCATCCTGGGCTGCACGTCCTTGAGGTTGGGGCGCTCGACGTGAACGGGAGCGTCCGTTCTCTGTTCGGAAAGGTCGAGCGGTACGTCGGGATCGACCAGCTCGCCGGGAAGGGCGTCGATCATGTAGCGAACGCGCACGCGATCCCGTTCGAGCACGACGTGTTCGACGTGGTCGTGTCAACCGAGATGCTTGAGCACGACCCGGAGCCGTGGCTGTCCGTGTCCGAGATGGGCCGCGTGCTCAAGATCGACGGGATTCTTGTCGTGACGGCGCGCGGGATCGGGTTCCCGCACCACAGTTATCCAGACGACTTCTATCGGTATACGCCAGAGGCGATCCGGCATCTGGTCGAGGAGTACGCGGGGCTTTCGGTGCTTGAGATCCGCGACGACCCTGAAGCATCGGGCGTGTTTGCCGTCGCGCAGAAGCTACCCTTGTGATCTAGGCAAGGCTCGGCCCGGTGGGGCAAGGTTCGGTTTGGTTGGGCGGGGCTAGGCGTGGGGGAAGGGGGGCTTCGGCTCCCCTTCCCCGTTCGTTCCCTCGCGAAACCCTAGACCTCTACTTGACGCTGTGACTTTCGCAGCGTATGGTTGACAGAAGCCGGGGAGGATAGCCCGCCCCGGCCCCGCACCTCGGGCCGAAACTTCCGCGTCAAGCGGTGGGGGGTCAAAGGGGCAGCGGTGTTTGGAAGGCGGTTCTACACACCGCCGGTTCTTCCACCCGCAGTCCCAGGAGGCGCACCATGCGAGAGATCCCTGTTATCCGGGGAGGCGAGGACCTCGATGAGGTGCTCGACATCATCTCGGCCGATCTGAAGGCGTTGCTCGAAGCCGAGAGCAAGGGCGAGGACGTGGCCGACAAGAAGGCCGCGCTCGTCGAGGAACAGAAGCGCGTCGAGGCTCAGAAGGAGGCCGAGGAGAAGGCCGAGGCCGAGACGAAGGCAGCCGAGGCGAAGGCAGCCGAGGCGAAGGCGGCCGATGGCGACGCTGGCGACGAGAAGCTCGCGAAGATGATCGCGCTCGCCGTCAAGTCCGCCCTGTCGGAGCACGATGGCACGTCGCGCTACGTCGGCCCCGGCGCAGATCCCGAGGTCGTCAAGGACATCGCGGAAGGCAAGAGCTACCGGATCGTCGAGCCGCGCGGCGGCGAGATCAAGGTCGGGGACAACCGGGCCGTCAAGGGCTTCATCGAGCGCAAGTCGTTCGCGGAGCTGATGCAGGCGATGGTGTCCACGAAGGAGGGGATGGGGACAGACGACCAGCGCGACTTCCTGCGCTACCTGTCCGCGAAGGCGCTCGCTGAGGGCACACCGTCCGCAGGAGGCGTCCTCGTTCCCGAGGAGTGGATGCCCGACCTGCTCACGCTGCTCCGCGCGAAGGCCGTCGTCCGACGGGCCGGACCGCGCTTCGTGCCCTTCAACAAGCAGATGAACCAGACCTCGATGAGTTCTGGCGGGACGGCGTACTACTTCGCGGAGAACACGGAGATGACCACGTCGGAGCCGACGTTCGCGGAGGTCGCGATCCTGACTCCGAAGAACATGGGCGTCCTGGTCCCGGTCAGCAACTTCCTGCTCGCTGACGCGGCCCAGGCCGAGTCCATCGTCCGTGAGGACATGGCCGAGGTCATGGCGCTCCGCGAGGACCTCGCGTTCCTGCGCGGCACCGGCACCTTGCAGCCGCTCGGGTTCCTGAACATGGTGAGCATCACCGAGGACCCGATCTACGACTCGACGTCCGGGAACGGGATCGAGCCGACGCTGCCGGAGCTGCGCCGGATGAAGGCGGTGTTCCGGTCGCAGAACGCGGGCGCGATCCGGCCTGCGTGGTTCGCGCACCCGGACTTCCTGACCTACCTCGAAACGCTGACCGACGCGGACGGCAAGTTCCTCGCGGACAGCTCGCTCCTGAAGATCAACGACGACCAGATCAGCGGCACCCTCGACGGTGTCCCGATCTACACGACCACGCAGAACCCGATGAACCTGACCATCGGCACATCGGCCGACTGCATGGACCTGTTCATCGTCAACATGGCCGAGGCCATCGTCGGGATCAACATGGAGCTTCAGCTCGACGTTTCGACGGAGGCGACCTACAACGTCGGCGGCACGTGGCACGGCGCGTTCCAGGACAACCAGACGTTGTTCCGGGCGATCATGCGCCACGATATCACCCACCGGCGGCCTGCACAAGTCGTGGTTCAGCACGGAGTTCGCCCGGCTGCCGTCTAGGACGACGAGAGCAGGTATAGTCATGGCAACCATCATCTATCCGGAGGGTTGCCATGACCCCTGCTTTGTGCGCGTGCGGGTGCGGGAAGCCTGTGCTGATCTCTACGAAGACCGGCAAGCCGAACCGGCATCTGAGAGGGCACTACGCCAACAGGAAGGGCCGGTCGGTGGGCGGCGCGAAGCCAAGGTCGTTCACGCCAGACCCGCCACGTCTGTGCGAGTGCGGATGCGGCGCGGAGACAGGGTTCTCCCGCAAGACGGATTCCGTTCACGGACTTCGTCGTGGGCAGCGATTCAGGTTCTTGCCGGGGCACCATCGGAAGCTCGCGGCGAGGCTGAACTGGTCGTGGACGGTGGACGAGACGACCGGATGCTGGCTTTGGCAGGGTACGGTGAACAGGGACGGGTACGCCATCGGCACGCAGGAGGGCCGTCGCGTTCTTGTCCACCGTTTCCTTTGGGAGCAGAGACACGGGCCGATGCCGAGTGGCCTCGTTTCGGATCATCTCTGTCACGTGAGGCGTTGCGTGAACCCGGCCCACATCGAGCCGGTTTCTCGATTCGAGAACGCGCGACGTGGGGATCGAACGCGGATCACTTTGACGCAGATCGAGGAGATCCGCGAGTTGTCAGAGCACACGCCGGTCAGTCGGATCGGAGAGATCGCGGATGCATACGGGGTGTCTCCGCGAACGGTGCTCGGATACGTGCTGCGCGAGCGCGGCGTTACGCGCCCGTAGCGGCACACGTCAAGTCAGGCAGGCGAGGGGGGCGAAGGCCGCCCCTCCGTCTGTCGTTGCCTACGAGAACGGAGGTGAGGACGTGGCGAGACTGATCGCAACAGGGACGGCACCGAAGGAGGAGTGTCTCGCGACCGCTGGCAAGGTGTTCGACGTTCCAGCGTTCGCTGAGGCGTACGACACGCTGCTCGCTCGCGGTTGGGCTGTCCCGTACCCGGAGGGAACCGATCCGGGCGTGGACGTGGTTCAGGTCGCGAACGCGATGGTCAGGGGCGACTCGCTTCTGACGCCTGCGGAACAGGCGATCGCTGCGGCGATCGGCCGGTCCGCTCACGAGATCGTGGCGGCTCAGGCTTCGACGCTTGAGGTCGTGTCGGCAGCTCCCGTCCAGACGACTTCGGACTCTCCGGAGCTTGACAGGGGCGCGCAGGACATGGCGCTCGGTGTAGGCGCGGTGCCGGAGGTCGGAGAGTCCCTGCCGATGGTGTCCGAGGCTGAGGTCGAAGACGACAAGCCTGCGGCGGCTGCGAAGCCGAGGGCATCCAGGTCGAGGAAGAAGGCGTAGGGCCGATGCCCTTGACGACGCGGGAGCTTGTGCTCGCTCTGCTCGGGGCGGAGGACCGCCACGTGGACCCGGTCGTGCTCGACCACCTGTTGGAGTCGGCAGACGACTTCTTCTGGCAGGCGACGCACCGGGTGCTCGAACCGGACCCCGCTTCCGACACAGACCCGCCGGTAGCCAAGACGTTCAGGGCGCTCGGGACGGAGGTCAGGATTCCCGATCTCCGTGAGGCCGATTCGGTGGTGCTCGACGGGGTCGAGCTGACGGAGCACGAGGGTTTCGAGATCGAGCCTCACCCGTCTCTCGGGGAGCCTTCGACGCATCTGCGTCTGCTCGAACGGACGACGTACCCCGACAACGGGGTGCTGATCGTCACGGGGTGGTGGGGGTTCAATCCGCCCCCGCCGTTCGTGAGGAAGGCCGCCGCCGATCTTGTGATCCGGTGGTTGAAGGAACGGAACATGAACTACGCGGACGCGATGGTGACGCCGGAGGGGATGCAGTTCTCGTACTTCCGGCAGCTTCCCGCGACCGTCCAAACGGCGATCACTCGTCTGCGCGTGCCGCGCTTCGCTTTGGTATGAGGGTCGAGGTGACAGGGGGGCCGCCGCCGAGGCCCGAGGTTGTGGACAGGATCTTCCTGGCGGAGATGAAGCGCGCGGTGAACGAGGCCGCGCGCGAGGTCGAGTTCCGATGGAAGGAGACGATCCCGAAGCGAACCCGCACGTCGGCGCGGTCGATCCATTCGTCCCCGGCGGTGATCGTCGGCAACAAGGTGATCGGCGGCGAGGTCGGGTCGCTCTACAAGGTGGTCGAGTTCTTGGAGAAGGGCACCGGGATCTACGGGCCGCGCAAGCGGAAGATCGTCCCGACCCACGCGAAGGTGCTCAAGTTCCCGAACCCCGGACAGGGGTTCGGGAAGGGAACGCCGTTCACGCTGTCTGGGCGGCCGTACGCGGGCCGTCGGGGAGCTGGCGCGCAGTTCCTTTTCCGCCGGTCGGTGAAAGGCATCAGGGCGGGCCACTTCGGGGCCGAGGCACGGCGTTACGTTGACCCGCAGATCAAGCGGAAGTGGCAGATGGCTGGTGGGCGGATCGCTGCCAGGATCGGCGGCGGGTTCGGCGGCAAGGTCAGAGGTGTCCCGTGAGCCAGTCCCCGATGCTGCCGGGAGTGCCGGGCAAGTTCCAGGCGTTCATGGACGCGCTCGTCACTCTTGAGAAGACGATCCATCCGGACCTGCCGGTCTACCGGTGGCAGCCGTACTCGTTCGAGCCTCCGGCCGTGTTCAACTGGCTCGGAGACTCCCCGTTCGAGATACGCGACCAGTCGCGGTGGCGGGACACGTTGCAGGTGCTCGTCAGGGTCGGCTGCCGGTACACGGAACAGAACGTCCTGATGGAGAAGGTCGAGGAGTTCACGGACGCGGCGCGGGAGACGCTCGACGCGGCGTTCGCGGCCGATCAGACGTTGGGTGGGACGGCCCGAGAGGTGCATCGGACATTGATGCGGTTCTCGACGTTCCACGTCGGGGACATCGACGTGTTCGGGCCAGAGCTTGTGGTGTCGGCTCAGATCGACCGGCATCTCTCACCGAACTGAGAGGAGGTGAAGCGTGCCGCAGGTGATGAAAACACGGAAGGGTGACCGGCGGCGGGTCGTTGTCGTCAACGTCGGCGTCATCGGCGCGAACGGGCTTGGCGGTATACCGATCGAACGGGCCGCCGAACGGATGCCCGAGTTCCAGCAGCGCAACCCGAACGGGTCGCTTCTACAGCCCGCGCGACCGTTGCGTGGCGAGAAGCTGATGGCGGCCGTGAAGGCGTACACACGTGCGCGGGATCTCGTGCTCGTGGAGCTTTCGGAGGACGAGATCGCCACGCTCGATCAGGAGCTTGGGAAGCCTGCTCCGCCGCCGCCGGTCCGTGACGTTGCGCTCGGGATCGCGAAGCGGTCGAAGGGCAAGCCGCTTCCGGTGGAAGCGGAGAGCGCCGCCGAGGTCGAGACACCGGCCGCGAGCGGTGGTGACGAACCCGGCGAGGTGGAGAAGCCTCAGCGGCGTTCGTCCCGGTCAGGGGCGACAGAGCCGGAGGCCGAAACGAAGGAGGCCACGAACACGAAGGAGGATGAGGACTGATGGCGGTCAGACGGCTTTTCGGAATGAAGAAGGACGTGGTGGAAGGGGGGTCGGACTTCGACACGTTGACGGCGGGTGCGATCCCCGACAGCGACATCTTCTGGCCGGTGACGGGCGGAACGATGGACTCGAACATCACCCGGATCGACAGGAACGCCGAGGTTCGTGGCCGCCGTGCCGCGTCGGCCCCGGTCGTGTTCCAGGCGGCCCCGATGACAACGGTGCCGGTGGCGGCGTACCGGTCGTGTGTCGAGGTCGCGCTCGCGTACGCGCTTGGGGCTGACACACCGTCCGGGTCGGCGGCCCCGTACACGCACACCCTCGAACCGCTCGACTTCGCGGAGATCGCAGCCGGTGAAGTGCTGCCGTGCCTGCACACGCAGATCATCCGGGACGACCTGAACCACAAGATGAGCGGTGGCACGGTCAACCGGGTCGCGCTGTCGTTCCCGCTCGACGGCGAGGGGACGATGGAGCTTGAGCTGTGGGGCCTCTACTACGCGCAGTTCGCGGACGCGGCACCGTCGGTTGACTTCGGTGCCCTGTCGGCCGATGTGCTCACGCTCCGCGACGCGTCCATGACCATCGACGGCGGCCCGACCGCGATCCCTGACTTCCAGGGGTTCGACTTCAGCTTCACGAACAACCTGAACCGGAAGCCGTACGGCAACCGGAACGTCGAGAGCAAGCTGCTCGACGACGGGTTCACCCGGAAGCTGTGGTGGCCGACCGAGAACAAGATCGGCGCGATGCAGGACGTGACGTTCGGCTTCCAGATCGGGAACACCTCGACGGCGCAGGACATCGCGCACGACTGGGGCCAGATCCAGGAGTTCGTGTTCGAGTGCGTCGGCGGCCCGCTCGCCACGGGCGACGAGGTGCTCCGCATCACGATCCACAGCGGTGTCCTGACCGGCGGCGGCGCTGACCCTCTGACGGCCCGCGACGACATCACCGCCCGCTACGAGGGCGGCGCGTTCTACGACGAGGTCGCGGCGGCTGACATCACAATCGAGGTGGTCAATGATCTTGCGACTGACCTCATCACCGGAGTCTAGAGTGAAAGAGGTTTCCGTATACGCCCTCCTCGACCCGCGTGTCGGTAAGGCGCGGTACGTGGGCCGTTCGGTTGATCCCGAGCGGAGGCTTTCCGAGCACGTCACGCGTGCGAGGAAGGGGTTGGGGCGGAGTCATCGGTGCAACTGGATTCGTCAGCTCGACGGCGAGGGGCTACGGCCGGGGGTCGTGGTCTTGGAGCACGGGTTGACGGCTGACGAGTCCGTTGTTGCGGAGCGGTGGTGGATCTTGAAGCTCCGCAGTCTCGGGCTTCCTCTCGTGAATCACACGGACGGTGGTGAGGGTTCGCGGGGGAAGCTCAGGGGGCCGATGTCGGAGGCGCAGAAGCGGAAGCTGAGTGAGGCGAAGAAGGGGCATCCCCCGACTCCGGGGATGACTGGCAAGAGGCACAGCGCCGAGACTCGTCGTGCTCTCTCGGACAGGAAGCGTGAGGCGTGGGCTTCCGGGAAGTTCAAGGATCGGCGGAGCTGTTGGACGCCGGAGCGGCGTGCGGCTCACGCCGAGCGGATCAGGCTGCTTTGGAAGGGGGGGCGGTACGTCGATCACGGAGAGAAGGTGAAGGAGGCGTGGGCCGAAGGTCAGTTCGCTGGCCGAGGTTCCACTGGCGTGTAGGCAAGTCCTCGCGCAGTCCCCGCCGTCCGGCGGGGGAGTCGAAGCAACACGAAGGAGGAACACGGAATGAGCAAGAACGAACATGGCCGGTGGTACCGGGGTTGGGAGCGGTGCGAGCGCGCGTCGCTGCCTGTCACGTACGTGTCGGCGGACGCGACGTTCCCGTTCGATCCGCAGGACGCCGAGGTGATCCTCGCGGACGTTCGGATGCACGAGTTCTTGGAGACGGCGCTGACCGGGGCCAACAACGATCTCGTGTGGATCGCCCGGCAGCCGGACACGTCGGCTGTCACGGTCGCGTACGTCGATCCGGCGCTCGCGTCGCAGGCGTTGTCGATCGAGGTGACCGGTGATGACATCGTGGTGAACCTCGCCACGAACGGTGCGCTGGCGATCACTTCGACGGCGGCGCAGATCATGGCGCTCGCGAACGCGACGAAGGAGGTCACCGACCTCGTGACCGTCCAGCTCGCGCCTGGCAGCACCGGGGTCGGCGTCGTGATCGCGCTGGCCGCGACGGGCCTCGGTGTGCCGCAGGGCACGACGCCGACGCTCGACATCACGCTCGACGGGTCGCCTGACGACTCGGTGTGGACGGCGATGGCGACGTTCACGCAGAAGGCCGCGACCATCGTCGCGTCCGAGAAGAAGCACGCGGCCGGGTTCCCGCCGTACTGCCGGTGGAACCTGAACCGTGGCGCGGACGCGGACGAGCGAATCGCGATCTCGATTGTCTCCCAGGCCAAGAGCGCCCGGTAGGCGATGACGAAGGCGGCTCTCACGAACGCGAACGGCAGCCTGAGACGGCTTGACCGTTCGCTCCGTGAGGCCCGGAAGGCGCTGATCCTGCTCACGGAGGCCCGGCTTGGGGACGTGCTCGGAAGCTACGTCGTCGAGCCGGGCGAGCAGGTGGACAGGGAAGAACTGCGGCGCTTCGTGAGCGCCGTGCTTGCCGAGTACCACGGCCAGGGGCTTGAGGTCCTTGTCGTGGCGGGAGGCGAGCCACTTCAGAGCCGAACAGGCAGAGAGGAAGGCAGTCATGGCGGTAACGGGGTACGACGCTGACAAGAAGGCGGCGGAGCGCGCGAAGCGCATCGTCACGATCGGCGGCACGAAGTTCGTGCCGGTCAAGAAGACCGGCGAGGTGATCGAGGAGCTGCTCGGGAGCGAGACGAACGCGCCTGATGACCCGGAGCTGATGTCGGCGGACGAGCGCCGCCAGTTCTCGATCACGACGATGCGGTCGCAGTACGGGCAGCTTGCGTTGCTCCTGCTAGACGAGGAAGGCAACCAGGCCGACGAGGAGTTCCTGCGGAAGAACCTCGACCTTGAGGATCTGGCGGAGCTGATGGAGATTCTGATGCCGTCGGCGGAACGTGAGGCCCGGTTTCAGTGAGGAGTCGCCGCTGTACGGCTACTACGAGACGATGGCTCGGGCGGCGTACTACGGGCACATTCAGCCGTCCGAGTTCCGGCAGCTTGAGTTCGGGCTGGGCCTGCTGCTGACCGATCTCGTTACCAAGATGCACCTAGAGGAAACGGAGTTCAAGCTGAAGACCGACATCGAGCTGACGAAGGCGCAGATGGGGATGACTCGGTGAAAGTCTCAAGTAGAGGTTGAGGGTTGGTTGCCAACCATAGGTGGGCATTGAGTGTCTGAAACGATCGTCGTTTCCTTCGTCTCGACTTATATCGACCGGGGCGGTGCCCGGAAGATCATGGCCGACTACGAGCGGGTCAAGCGGGCCGAGAAGCAGGCTGCGACCGACGAGGCCACGGCGGCGAAGAACCGCGACACGTACTCGAAGCAGTCGGTCGCGAACAACCGGAAGGTCGCTGACTCCGAGAAGACGCTCGCGGCCCGCGTGAAGGAGACGGGTGAAGCGGTCAGGCGAATGTCGGATTCGTTCGGCCTCGCGACGACCGAGCGCACCCGGTTCGTCAGGGCGTCTCAGCGGTGGATAGAAATGGGCGCCAAGGACTCTGATGTGCTCTCGCGGATCAACACGGAAATGCACAAGGTGTCCGAGTCAACGAAGTCAGCGAACAGTGGGCTGCGTGGCCTCATGTCACATTTCAGGGGACTCCATCCGCACATCAACGACAGCGACCGCGCGATCCTCCGTTTCAACGGGTCGATCGCGGCGATGGGAAAATCGTTGAAGCTGCTCAAGCTCCCCGTCTTGTTCGCCGGGGCGGGGTTGGCGGCGCAGCTCATCAATGCGCTCGCGGCAGCCGCGATCGGCCTCGTAGGTTCGCTGGGGCCGTTGTCGAGCGTGCTGGTCGGGTACCCGGCGATGCTCGGCGCGCTCGGGCAGGGGTTCATCGCTGTGAAGCTCGGCCTGAAGGGCGTCGGGGACGCGTTGAAGCAGATGGACGACCCGGAGAAGTGGGCTGAGGCGTTGAGGAAGCTGACCCCGGCCCAGCGCGAGTTCGCGAGAGAGATGAAGGAGTCGAAGAAGGTGCTGGACGCTCTGTCGCAGTCGGCGGCGAAGGGTTTGATGCCGGGTCTGACGGAGGCGTTGAAGGGGCTGATCGGTAACCGCGGACTCATCGGCATCTTGAAGTCGGAGCTGGAAGCGACCGGCGAGGCCGTCGGCGGGCTGGCGGTCAGGTTCTCGGAGGCGATGAAGTCGGCTGACCGGATGGCCGACCTGAAGACGATCATGGCCGGGAACCGGGGGATGATCGATGACCTCGGGACGGGGCTTGGCGGGTTGGCGGACGCGCTCCGTCACGTGATGGTGGCGGCGCAACCGTTCATCGAGTGGATCGGGCAGGGGATCGCGAAGTTCGGTCAGTGGGCCGCGAAGTCGGCGGAGGCGGGCCGCGAGACAGGCAAGCTGGCGGCGTTCTTCGAGCGGTCGAAGGAGTCGATTCGGATATGGGGCGACTTCCTCGGGACGATGGCCGAGATGCTCGTCAAGGTCGGGGCGGCAGCGAAGCCGCTTGGAGACTCGATCCTCCGGTCGTTGACGACGGAGATGAAGGGTGTCAACGAGGTGCTCGACACCCCGGCCGGGGCCGAACGGCTGCGCCGGTGGTTCATGGACATGCACGACCCGATCTGGGAGATGGCACGGCTGATCCGTGACTTGGGGAGCGCGATGGGCAGGATCGGCTCTGATCCTGATTCGACCAAGTTCGTCGAGATGATCCGGGTTGATCTTCTCCCGGCACTTGAGTCGCTCGTCACGTCCTCGCTGCGCGATATAGGGCCGTATCTGATCGACCTTGGCGAGTCGTTCGCGAGCCTGTTCGCGATCCTCGGAGGCACGAACGGTCCGCTTGTAGCGATGACGAGAGCCATTGCCGGGTTCATCGACTTGATCGTCAAGGTGGCAACGAACTTCCCCGGCGGTTCTGCGCTGTTCTCGGGGTTGGTTACGACGTTCGCGGTCTTGAAGGGGCTGAAGTTCGCGGCGATGATAACCGGCCTCAAGGGCGTCTACGGGTGGATGCTCAAGATCGTTGGGTTGGGCGCGGGCGGCGGCGCGCTGTCGTTGCTGGCCGGTGGCGGCTTGATGGGTCTTCTTGGCAAGGGTGGGGTTGCCGCTGGCGGTGCGGGCGCGGCCGTGCGCGGGGCGGCGGGGCGAGGTGTCGTCCCGGTGTTCGTCACGAACATGGGCGCGGGCGGTGCCCTCGCCGGAGGGAAGGGCGGTGTCCTCGCCGGAGGGAAGGGCGGTGTCCCTGCGGTTGTCGCGTCCGGAGGCAAGGGCGGCAAGATCGCGAACATTCTGCGGGGCGCTGGCCCTATCGCGTCGATCCTTGCCGGGCTTGGCTTGGTCGCGGGCGGGACGATGTTGGGAGACAAGGTCGGCGGCAACAAGGGGAGCGCGCTCGGGAATATGGCGATGGCGGGCGGTGCCGGGCTGATGTTGGGCGGCCCACTGCTCGGTGCGCTCGCGGCGCTCGTCGCTGGCGGCGGCACCGCGCTTTGGAAGGGCAACAAGGACGGCGGCGGCGGCTGGACGGACGTGTTCGACTTGACGCCGTGGAACAATCGTGGGGATCAGCCGTCGAGGTGGGGTACCCGTGGTGGGCCTCCGGGCGGCGGGCCTGCCGTGGCGGGGGCCGGGCTAGGCAACGAGCTTGCGTCTGGCGCGCAGGCGAAGGCGCGCAAGCAGGCGATCTCGGACTTGAAGGCGTACAACGAGGAGCTGAAGGCTGGCGCGAAGATCGCGGAGCGCAACCTCGCCAACGCGAAGGGGCCGAAGGAGCAGGCAAAGGCGTTCCGCGAGCTAATGAACATTCGGAAGGAGCAGGTCGCGGTCGAGAAGGATCTTGCGGAGCAGTCGAGGCTTCAGGGCATCGGGGTGTCGCAGCACGCGAAGGCGCTCCGGAAGGTCAGCGACGAGTACCGCAAGCAGGGGCAGGCCGCTCGCAAGTCGGGCGACATGGGCAAGGTGATGGAAAACGCCAAACAGTACGCCGCCCACATGAACGAGGTCGCGAAGGCGTACGGGAAGGCCGACCCTGCCGCGTCGAAGTATGCGAAGACGGCGGCGGCGCTCGCGAACGAGCTTGGCCGTGTCCCGTCGGAGAAGGAAATCCGGGTCAAGATGTCCTCCGACGACGCGGAGCGGAAAGCGGAGCGTCTGAAGAAACGCACGGACGACATCAAGTCCAGCATCTCTATCGCGACCACGATGAAGGACAACGCGACCGCCACGATCGACCGGATCGACCGGCGGATGAAGGGGTTGAAGGACCGGATCGTCGCGGCGAAGGTGAGGGGTGACTGGCGGGAAGCCGACCGTCTCCAAACCCGCCTGGACAGGTTGAAGGCGAAGAAGCTCGAACAGAAGGTCCTTGTCGGGGCGGCGATGGCCGAGATCGAGCGGCTTCAGAGGCGACTCAATCGGTTGGAGAACATCAACAGGACGATCACCTACCGGGGGATCGTCGTCGGCAACTTCCCTGGGCAGGCTCCGGGCCGCGCGGGCGGGCGTGTCGGCGCCGACGGTGTTATCCGAGCAGCGGTTGGCGGCCGGATCGGGAAGGTCGCGGCGGCGGCGAAGGGTGTGCTCCGGGCTGCTGGCGGTGCCCGCGTTCCTGGTGGCATGTCGGGGGTGGATCGGGTTCCGGCGTTGCTCGCACCGGGCGAGTTCGTCGTCACCGACGACGGGGAGCGGATGCTTGAGCGGATGACCGGGATGCCCGGCGTGCTCGACTATTTGCAGGGGAGGCAGCGTCCGCACATGGCGGCCGGGGGCGGCCGGGTCGATGGTCTGCTTGGGTCGCTCGGGATGCAGACGGGCGGCAACGTCAGGAAGGCGTTGATCGCCCGGATGCGTCGCATCCAGGCGCTTCTGCGGTTCCCGAAGCAGTTGACGCCGAAGCGGAGGATCGCGTTGCGGAAGGAGCTGCGCGCGATCATCGCGAAGTTACAGAGGCCGATCGACAAGACGCCGATCTATGCGGGCGCACCACCTCTGACGCCGTCGCAGGACGCCGCCTTGCTCGCTTCCGATCCGGCCGCGTGGTACGCGCAGAACATTTCGCCCGGCCCTGGCCCCGATGGGCGCCCGGTGCCGCAGACGCGCCCGGTGTCGATGCGGTGCGCGACGGGGTGTTTCCCGTGGGGCGGGCTGTGCTGGTGCCAGGGCGACCTTGAGGAGTTCTACGCGTGGCTGCGCGGCCACGGCGGTGCCCACAAGTTCAACTCGTGGTGTGCTGCGCATCCGAAGCAGTGCGCGATCCTCGGGTACAAGGCGGCGTCGGTGCAACGTTCGGCGAAGCCGGGCGCGGCGGTGTTGCCGCCGTCTGCGTATGCGGCGCCACCGCCGGGGGTGAGGTCGAACATGGGCGGGGCGGCCGGGGCGGCGGGATCGTATTCGTCCGGGTCGCTCGCGAGGTCGTTGTGGGACGAGGCGGCGCTTGCGAAGTCGTATGGGGCGTACCAGATCCAGACGCACAACCCTTCTTCGACTCTTCCGTCGGGTGCGCCGTCCGACCATGCCCGGTACCCGTCGAGGGCGCTCGACGCGATGTTCTCCCCGGCGACGGGGACGAAGAACCCGAAGGCGCTCGGGTTCTACCGGGCGATGATCGGGCGGCCTGGCATCCACTATGCGATCTTGGGCGGCACGATTTGGTCAACGTCGCGTGGGCAGCACTCGTACTCTCCGGCATCTGCTCACGCGAACCACGTTCACGTGTCCGGGTTCCGCCGCGGCGGCCGTGCGCTGGGCAGAATGATCGGGTTGGCAGGCGGCGGCAAGGTCGGCGACACCGTCCCGGCGATGCTGACACCGGGCGAGATCGTGTTGAACGCCGGGCACCAGGCGCGGTTGAGCAGGATGATCGGCGGCCCGGCGGGCGCGGACGCGGGCGAGTACCTGGCGATGACGCTCGGGCTGCCTGTCGTGTCCCCGAACGGCGGCACCGTCCGCGCGGCCGATTCGACGTGGCTGACGTGCGGGACGCACGGGTCGGCGGCCACGAACGGGGCGTGCCCGCCCGGCCGGTTCTACTGGAAGGGCCGCTGCTACGCCCCCGGTTCCTGCGACGGGTTCAAGCTCGACCTGGCGAAGTGCGGCAGCAGCAGCTTCCTCACGTGGTGCTGCGCCCACACGGTCGAGTGCGAGATGTTGGACTGCTCGCCGAGGCCGCTTCAGTGTTTGCCGCCGCTCCCGCCCGGTTCGGCCGAGGAGGACGTTCCTGCTTCGACGGGCGGCATCGCGCCGGGCGGCCAGGGCGGCACGACGACCGGAACGACCGGCGGCACCACGGGAGGTTCGACCGGCGGCACCACGGGTGGCTCTACGGGTGGCTCTACGGGCGGCACGACGGGGGGTTCGACGACGAACCCATGCGGAGGGGGGGTCCGGTACTTCGGCGGCAAGTTCTACGCGACGTGGCCCGCGATGGCGGACGCCGTCGAGGCGGCCGGGATCAACCCGTGTACGTTCGCGGCCCGCCACTTGTCTCTGATGGCGTGCTACGGGATCACCGCCGAGGAGGCGTGCGGGACGATAGGTGGATGCACCGAGTGTGACGACATCTGTTCCAGCCCGACGTGTTGCGGCTGGGACTCCGAGCTGTGCGCCGAGCCGCCGGTCGAACCCGACGACCCCGGTGGCGGCGACATTGGAGGCGGCGACGGCGGGGCGGTTGATACGGGGCCGACTCTCGGCGAGCGTGTCCAGTCGTTCCTGTCGCCGTCGCAGACGGCGGCCCGGATCGCGCAGATCCAGTTCGAGCGGCTCGGCATCCAGCAGCGGCTCGGCGGCATGTACGACTCCGGGGGCGCGGCCCGCGCCGAGTTCATCAAGAACACGATCATCCCGGCGTTGCAGGCCGAGCTTGCCGCGATCCAGGCGGCGATCACGATGGCGGCCGGTGACACCGAGCTTCAGAACAACCTGCGTGAGGCGTTCGAGTCGAAGCAGAACGAGATCCTTCAGGCGCAGTTGGAGGCGCAGGAGTCGATCAAGACGAACACCGGGGAGCTGCTCAAGGCGTTCCAGGGCAGCCTCGGTTTCGAGTTCGGCGGGGCGAGGCAGACCGATCTGCTCGGGATGGGAGTTGGGGCCTGATGGCGGTACGCGATCTGAAGCTCGGGAGCATCGACCTTGTCACGCTGCTCGGGGTCCCGACCGAGGGGTTGGGCGCGACCGTCGAGGTGTCGGGCGGCACCCCGGTTGCGGGCCAGCCCGCACCGGTCGCGTTCTCGCTTGAGATCCCCGTGTACGGCGGCCAGGACGAGTCGAACCCGTACACGCGCGGCCTCGTGTTGCGGCGGGCGCTCCGGTCGCTTCTGAATAACACGGCGGCGCGCACCGAGGGCATCTACATGCAGTTCGCCCGTGACAGCGAACTGAACGCGTGGCTGATCGTCGGCAAGGCCGACCTCGCCTACGGGGACGGTGGGATCACGCTCGCGGACTTCAAGCTGACGCTGGCGGAGTGCTACGTGCTAGGCCGCCGCAGGACGCACCGGCCCGCGAGGCGGTGCGAGTTCTACACGCTCGGGGACGGCGAGATCGCCCGTGACGTGCTCGGCCGCGCGTACTCGTCGGCGTTCGCGGGGTTCACGGCGCTCCCGTTGGGGAGGCTGCCGTCCGGGGCGACCGACGTGTGGCTGAATGAGCAGGAGCCGGTGTCCCCGGCGACGCTGTCTGGCTTGTGGACGGACACGGCGCAACTGTGGGGCCGCACCGCCGCCACGTTCCCCCACGCTTCGATCCTGTCGTTCGAGCAGCCCGAGGCGTCCGAGAACGTCGGGGACGCCCGGATCTTCGACCGGAAGGGCCTCACGGCCCCGACGCTGACGCTGGCCGGGGACAAGGACCCGTCCGTGTACGGGTGGGAGCAGGTCTACGGGCCTGACTTCCCGTTGACGGCGGCCGAGGTTCCCGCGCTCGACAACGGGGTGTGCCGCCTGACGTGGAACGCGACTCAGAAGGCGATGGTGGTCGAGTTCGCGACCGGCGGTGCCGCCTACGTCGAGGTGGGACGGCTGATGTTCCGGAACGCGACGGAGGCGCTTGTCGCCCCCACGAACATCAGCGTCCACTCGTGGACGCGGGAGCGGGCGACGATCCGGTTCGACGTGAAGACGGCGACGCAGACGCAGCGCGTGTACGTGACGTTGGCGCGCGGGTGGACGGGGCCGAAGGTGGACTGCTACATCACGAACACGTCGGGCACCGTGAACGGGACGGCGAGGTGGGCACCGTTCAACAACGGGGCCGCTACGGTCATCCGTGCCGCCGATTGCGACATCAGCGACGACACGACCGGGTACTCGTGGAACGACACGGCGTGGTGGACGGTCGGGGCGGCCGACGAGCCGTGGTTCATGCACCACGTCAGGAGCCAGGTTTTGTACGCGGGGTTCGTCCCGGCGGATTCCGGGGTGGTGATCCAAACGATCGACGACACCCTCGGGTACGGCTCAACGAGGAAGGCCGTGGAGGTGAGGAGGTCTACGGGGGTGACGACCACCGGCCCCGCGTACTACGGGTTCCGGATGAACGTCGGTGTCGCTCACGCGTCGTGGGAGCTTGAGGCCGAGGCGTGGATCAACTCGGGTGGCACCCGGACGTTGGTTGCGGACGCGAACGCTTCGCCGGGCAGCGGCAACTCGGCGGTGAACGACACGCAGACGGCGGAGACGGCGGCGACGGTGATCTTCACGAACGCGGGCGCGCTGTCGGGGCTGGCTGCCTCCACGTACGGGCTGTGGGCGCGTGTGCGTATCCAGACGGGCACGGGAACCTTGAACGCGCGTGGGTACTACGGTGCCTCACCGATCGCGGCAGCGGCCACCTCGACGACGACGGGCACGAGCTTCTACTGGCTCTACCTCGGTGACTGGACGAAGGCGTCGAGCGATCTGTCTGTGCGTCTGTGGGGCACGGGCGGTGTGACGGCCTGCCGGATCGACCGGATCGCTCTGGTGCCGGGCGCGGACGACTCGGCTGCGTTGACGCACACGCTGTTGAACTCGACACGGACGGTCGCGGCCACTGCGATGCTGGACTCCCGGATGGTGCCGACGCTTGTTTCGCGAGGCTTGTAGGTGGCGAAACCTCCTGACGACCCGGTCGCGTGGGGCGTCCATCCTCGCGGACGCGAGATCGTGGCGCGCCGCGAGAGGGACGCTAAGACGTTCTGGCTGCCGGGGCCGGGCAAGGCGGAACCTGTCCACACCACACTGTTCGGCAAGAACCTTCACTTCGACGGCGGCGGCGGATGGGACACGGTCGAGCTGCGCTTCGTGGAGGACGGGGTGGGTGGCTGGCACGCCCCGAAGGCTCCGTACTCCGCGGCGGTGGGTGCTCTCGGCGTCGAGATTGCAAAACGGGAGAACGGACGCGGGCTGAGATGGCTAACCGACCGGGCGGTCACTGTCGATCCCGGTACCGGCCATTGCTTCATATCGGGGTCGGAGTTGGTCGGGACGCCGCTCGCGTTTCTGACAGATGGGCTTCACTGGTATCTGACCAGGAGCGGTCTGAAGTTCAAGACGAGGATCAGTTCTCCGATCGGGCAGCGCGGGTTTGCCTTCCCGTTCGCGAAGCTCGGGGCGGGGCCGAACCCGTCGATTGACGCGGCCGGGAACGTCGTGTTCGGAACCGATTTCTTCGTGCGTAAGCCTTACGCACTCGGGGCCGACGGCGAGACGTACGAGGGGGGCGGGTGGGAGATCGGGCCGGGAGCAAGGCTAGGGTTCACGTGGGATGATTCGACGTTCCCGGCGGCGGCGTTCCCTTACGTGCTCGACCCGACGACCGAGTTCCCGATCGGGGTCAGCTCCGATGACGGGTACACGGGCGGCCCCAAGTTTTTCCCGGTCCCGGAATACTGGCCGTGGGACGTGACTGCGGAAAACACCGTCTCTGAAACGCTCATGCTTGCGAGGACGCACATAGCTACGAGGTATTACGATCAGAGGACGGTTCATCTGCGATGGGACACGTCATCGCTCCCTAGCACCGTGGACGTGCTTGAAGCGTCTTTGCTGGTCTACATCGTGGGAGCAGACAACGCGGATTTCGATCCTGATTACTGGTATCGCGACGATGGCGACCACGATATTGCGATGGTTTGGAGGGATTTCGGGGACACCATCGACGCGGAAACCGACCACGTTTTCGATGAAAGCAGCCCGGATGCTGGACTGTTCGACATCACGACGCTCACACTCGACGGCGTCCATGAGTTCGTGCTGACGGACGCAGACACGGCCGTCAACAAGGACGGCAACACAGGACTTCGGATTCTGATTGACGGAGTCGGTCTCCCGACCGACGAGACGACGAACACGGTTGCGTTCCCGTCGTTCGACACCACGTTGGAGTACCCGATCCCGATTCTTGCCGTGACGCACACCGCGCCGCCGGTAGAGGTGCTAGTCGCGCGCACCTACGTGGGGACGGCCTTCTGATGCTGATCGAGCTGGAACGCACCCGTGACGCCAAGACGTTCCAGCTCCCGGACGGGCGGCGGCGCACCACGTTCGGCCACTCGGTTCACTACCTGTCCGGCGGCGAGTGGCGCGACACCGATCTGCGCCTCCGGCCGATGTCGGACAGGCTGCTCATGGACGGCTTCGACTACCACGCGCAGGTCGGGGACCGGGGTGTCGCGATCTACGACCCGGTGGCGCACACCGGGGTGCGGTGGCTGACGCCGAACCGGCCGCGCGCACACGGCGGCGGGCGCACCGTCGGGTTCCGGCAGGACGGGTTGGTCTGGCGGTGGGAGATCCTGAAGGCGGGGCTGAAGCTCGCCGCCCGCGTCCACCGCCGCCGAGGGCCGCGCGTCTACACGTTCCGGTACGAGCCGGTCGGTGACGGCGGCCACTTCGAGCAGGACATCAACGGGCACCTGTGGGCCGGGAACCTGATGGTGAAACGCCCCATTGTGGTCGGGGCCGACGGGATGGTGTGGCAGACCTCGCCGTGGATCAGCTCGCCCGGCAAGGCGTCGTTCGTGTTCGACGACAGCCTGCTCCCGGACTCGGCGTTCCCGTACGTGATCGACCCGACGACGAACTACAGCCTCGCGGCGCAGGCGAACGACGGGTACACGTCCGGGTCGAACGCGTCCTACCCGCCCGGCTCGGCGTCGGTTGCGGACACGACCGGCACCGTCCTGTACGTCACGCGCTCCTACGTGGCGGTCACCGGCATGTACCCCGGCACCGGCACGAACGCGGACACGGGCGAGTTCGACGATCAGCCGTGGAGCAACGCTTCCCGTGTTGTCGCGCAGGACGGGTCGTACGCATCGGTCACCATCTACGACTTCGACGAAACGTTCCGCGACAACTCCGAGCTGTTGCGAGCCACGAACTACGGGTTCGCGGTGTCAGGAACCGTCACCGGGATCACGGTGCGCGTCCGCTGCTACGCGACCGTTTCGCCTTCCGATGTCCGGATGTTCGTGAAGATGCTGAAGGCTGGTTCCCCGGTCGGCACGCAGAAGACCGAGGACTCGGACATTCCCGGCAGCATGGGCGACCTGACGTTCGGGTCGTCGTCGGATCTGTGGGGCACCACGTGGACGAGCGGCGAGGTGAACGCGTCGAACTTCGGGGTGCAGATATCGGCTGACAACTCGCTCAGCTCGGGGTCGTCGTCGCTCCGGGTAGACACGGTACAGGTGACCATCCACACCTCGACGGGCGGTGCCTACACCGTCGATGTCGGGCATCTCCGGTGGGACACGTCGGCGCTCGACGACACGGTGACGGTGGACTCGGCCGCGCTGAAGTTGTACGTCGTCAGCAAGGCCGACGGTGACGCGAGGAACCTGTCGGCCGAGTGGAACGAGCCGGGCACGATCACGGTGGCGGACTGGACGAGCACGCCCGCGTCCGGGGCCGGGGCGTGGGACATCACAACCCTGACGGCGGGGGCGCAGAACACGTTGGCGCTCGCTACCGTCTCGAACGTGTCGAAGACCGCTCACACGGGGCTGCGTCTCCACATCGACGGCGGCAGCCCTGCCGGGTCGAATCAGGTCGCGATCGCGTCGTACGACCACGCGTCCTACGCGGAGCCGATCCTTGCGGTCACGTACTCTGTTTCGCCGCCGCCTGCACCTGTTGAGATCCCACGGGTGCTTGTCGGGAGCGCGCTCTGATGCAGATACCGAGGGTCGTTCTCCCTATCCCGATTCGGCTCCGTCACGTGAAGGCGGGTACCGGGGCTGGCGCGGTCACCGTGCTCGGCACGTCGTTCGTGCCGTCGTGGCAGGGCGTCAACGGCCCCGGCGGGTTCCTGACCGGCGAGTACGAGACACGGCTTAGCGAGGAGGGCAAGTTCACGGTCACGTTCCCGAACGGCCCCGGCGACGACGGCATCTACCACCGCGAGCGGTTCCTCGTCATCACGGAAGGGAAGCGTGTCCCCGGCGTGACGGCGACCACCTACGGGGGCGGCACGTACCGGCCGGGCGACGAGTGGATCGAGGTGTGGTGGGGCGATCCCGGCGAGTGCGTGTTCGTGGGGACGCCGACGCAGGCGGAGGTGACTTCGGCGGCGGTGACGATCAGCGGCTACGACCCGGTGTGGCTGACGAAGAAGGCGCGCGAGACGAGCATCGGCCTGTGGAATCACGCGCCCCGTGATGTGATCGACCACTACTCCGGGGTGTGGCAAGCGTCGCTCGTGGATCACTTCGACGGTGACGTGACGTACACGTGGTCGGCGTCCCCGGCGGACTCGTCGGACGGGAAGTGGAACTACGTGAAGTGCGCGAACACCGGTACGAACGCGGGCCGGGAGGGGTCTGTCAGGCTGTACCCGGCCGCTCCGTCCGCGACGGCGACGATCAAGGGGAAGGTCCCGTTCGTGGACGGGTGGACGGGGTTCGAGGAGACGTTCCAGGATGGGGTACTCGACCCGCGTTGGACGACCGTGTACTCGTCGGCTGGCGCGACGGTGACGGAACAGAACGGGCGGCTTGAGCTGGCGGTGGACAACTCGGCCGCGTCGGTCTATGCGGACTTGCGGACGGTGGCGTCGGTTGACGCGCGCGGGCGGGCGACCGTCCTTGAGGTGAAGGCTCCCGGCACCCCGCGCGTGAACTCCGAGGTTGGGATGCGCCTCGGATCGGACACCGACAACGTCACCCTCACCATCAACAACGGCACGACGGTGGCGTGGAAGTGCGTGGCAAGCGTGTGGACGCAGGTCGGCTCGACGCAGAATGTTGTCCCGAGGTTTCTGCGGATCAGGGAGAGCGACGGCACGACGTACTGGGCCTACTCGGATGATCGGGTGACGTGGACGGAGTTCACGTCGGCCGCGAACCCGGTCGCGTTGTCGGCCGTCAAGATCATCATTATCGGGGGTCACTTCACCGCTGCCGGGGCCAACTTCTTCGTCGTCGGCTCCATCAGGTTCGGTGAGGAGCCGTACGCGTCGTGGCGGATGGAAGCGATGTTCACGCGCTCCACCCTGTTCTCGGCAACCGATTCGCTCCGTGTCGGCGTGATCGACCTCAACACGGGGACGGAGGCGGCCTATGTCGCGGTCGGGACGGCCCCCGGCGCCCCTGTCGATGCCGGGTTGGACAACGAGCCGCCCGGCCCGTTCCGGATCGCGCTGGAAGCGCACGGGCGGTACATTTACTGCTTCGCGAACGGCCGGTTGGTCGGGCATCTCCCGAACGTGGACAAGCCGTTGATCCCGTTCATCACGTACGTGCGTGGCGCAACCACGTACACGGGGATCGGGGCCGGTGAGGCGTGGGTTGACGTGGACTTCGTGGTGATCCGCCGTGTCCGCCGGTTCCTGATGCGGGGCGACACGACCGGCGACTTCATCCTGCCGGGCTTGCCGACACCGGACGGGCTGGTCGCGACCTACTACGACGACCACGACCTGTCGTCGGAGGTGTCGGACGCGTCGTACGAGGAGCGGGTGTTGGCACCGATCCGGCAGCCGTATGCGCGCCGGATCGAGAGGACGGTGAACGGGGCTATCGACGCGGTCGGGGTGTCGTCGTGGACGCCGAGCGGCCCGTACGGCGGCACGTACTTCTCGGCCCGGTGGAAAGGCAGCATCTACCTCGATCTCGCGACGTACGACTACCGGTTCCGGCAGCTCGCGTCCGACCGGATGCGCACGTGGGTGTCACGGACGCGGCATGGCGAGGAGATGCTGAACGACTGGACGGAGGCGGGGCACGCGCCTGCGATCACGACGGGCGGGTGGTTGAAGGCAGACAGGGGGTGGCCCGCTACGAGCGGGTGGTACCCGATCGTGGTCGAGCACTCCGAGTCCACCGGGTACGCGCTCGGGGTGTTGCAGATCGCCCGGTCGGGCAACGTCGATGTGTGGGACGCGGTCGGGGAGGGCGGCTACTCGCGCGCGGTGGTGACGGACAGCCCGTCGTCGTACTGGCGGCTGAACGACTGGCTGACCGTGAACGACGGGGTCGCGGAGGACACGACCGGCTCGGTGAACATGACCTACAAGACGTGGGGCAGCTCGTTCTACGGTGTCGGCCCGGTGTGGCCCGGCATGAACGCACCCGACTTCGACGGCACGGCCGGGTATCTCGACGGCGGCGACAACTACGACTTCGGCGGCACCGCGAACTTCACCGTCGAGGCTTGGGTGTGTTTCGACTCGGTGACGACGAGCGACCGGCCGATCGTCACGAAGATGGAGAACGTCGCCGCCGGGTCCGCGGACGGGTGGGACCTGTATCTCGCGGCGTCGGACTCGAAGATCAAGCTCCGCAGGATCGTCGCCGGGACGGCCGTGTCGGCGACCTCGACGGCCGCGTGCGTGCCGGGCGTGTGGTACCACGTCGTCGGCGTTTTCAACGGGACGCAGCTTCAGGTCTACCTCAACAACGTGGCCGGTTCCACGCAGGCGAACTCGGCGTCGCTGGCCGGGCACACGACCGCGTTGATGATCGGGAAGTGGGGTTCCACGTTCAACGCGGGACGGTTGGACGGCCGGGCCTGCGACGTGGCGATCTACTCGGCCGCGCTGAACGCGACACAGATCGGGAACCACTGGAACGGGATGGACGCGCTCGGCTCGATCGCGCCGTGCTCCCCGATCGGTGTGTACGAGGAGCACGTCCGGTACGACTCGCATTTCGACACGTTGAAGGCGGTGGTCGAGGCTTTCGGGTACCAGTTCCTCGTCGAGCCGAAGTCGCTTGAGTCGGGCCTGTTCCCCGGCCAGCTTGCGCCACGGGTCCGGGTGGGCCGCGACACCGAGTACGTGCTCGACGCGGCTGACGCGACCGGGTACGGGTTGCGGATCAACGCCGAGGACGTGGCGGACACGCTGCTCGCGGACGCGGCCGGGCTTGCCGACACGGAGGGTGCGCAGCTCACGGCCGAGTCGATCAACTTCGAGCAGCTCGGCGGCCACATGGTCGCGTCGCAGGAGTACACGTCGCTGTCGGAGATCAGCTTCCCGATCCTGTTCCAGCAGCGGCTCGACTCGATGATGGTGTTGCGCGGGTCGGCGTGGGAGGAGGTGTCCGCGACCCCTCGCGGCGGCCGGGAGCTTCTCGACTCGTTCCCGTTGACGGGGACGCTCGCGGAGTTCTCGTGGCTGCCGGGCGACGGTGTCCGGTTGCGTCTCGACAGCGTCGGGGTGCATGACGTGCTGCCGCGCCAGATCCTCGGGCTGACCCGCCAGTTCGTGCAGGGCGGGATGACCGGGGTGACGGCGTCGTTCCGGCAGCGGCCGAGGAACCTGCGGGAGATGCTGCGGCAGGTGTCGCGGACGGCGCTGAACCAGATCCGCAACTACCAGGGCCAGATCGGGGTCGCGTCCGGCACGGTCGGCGTGTTCGCCGCAATCGACGACAACGACATGACGCGGGTGGTGTTGCCGTTGTCGTGGCAGGCGCAGGTGTTGACCGCCGAGTTCGTGGTGGTCGCGAAGTCGGATTCCTCCACGATGAACGTCGAGATCAACGGGACCAACCGGTTCACGGTGACGGCGACGGGAAGGTATGACGTGCGCGCGTACGTGGGGCCGTTGACGGCGGCGGACAAGGTGATGCAGGCGCGGTTGACGGGCGGGACGGGGACGGCGTCGTATGCGTTGGAGCTGACGTTCCGGGCGTGAACGTCATCCGCCGACCTGCGTATCGTTTAGCGCATGAACACCTCCCTGGCTCTTGACACGTACGATCCCGCACTCGACCTGGACGATCTCGTGTGGGCGACCTTCAGTGCGTTCCAAGCGGAAGCGGTCGCGGCGACCGGTTCGATCCCGTTCGTGCGGGTGTTGAAGCGGGGGATGGCCGGGCCTGATGTGCTCGCCGTCCAGCGGGCGTTGAAGGTCGCGAAGGTCGCGCCCGAGGAGTACGAGAAGATGCGCGTGTACGGGTTGCGGACAGCGAAGGCGGTTGAGCGGTTCCAGACCGCGAATGGGTTGAAGGCGGACGGCGAGTACGGGAAGGCGACGCACGCGAAGATGCTCCCGTTCTTCGACGCGTGGGGTGCGACGCTGATGCGGCGCGCGAAGAAGAACGAGGTGGAGGATGGGTCGGGGTTGCGGCCGAAGATCGCGGAGGCGGCGTGGCGTGCCTATCGGGTTCGCGACCAGGTCCACTACTTCCAGGAACGGCCGATGGAGTGGATCTACTGGACGGATCATCTGAAGGTGCCGACCCGCCAAGATTGCTCAGAGTTCGCAACGTGGGCGTACTGGGCGGCTGGCGCGCCCGACCCCAACGGGTTCTCGTTTTCTGGAAATGGCTACACAGGTACGCTTTGTGTGCGCGGCCAGCGGATCGCTCTGTCGCAGGCCCGGCCCGGCGATCTCGTTTTCTACGGTGGCGGCGCCCCGTGGGGCCATGTCGCGATCTACGTCGGTGGCGGCAACGTGCTGTCGCATGGTTCGGAGACGGGGCCGCACTACGTGGCGGCCGGGTACCGGCCGGTGGGCGACGTTAGGTCGTATCTGCCATGAAAACCGAGCGAAGGGGAGGTTGAGGCGTGAGCAGCAGTTCCCCCGAGAGGGAAGTTGCTGGTGTGGGGTACCGACAGGACGAGGCTTCGGATCTTGTGCCTCGGCCGGACCCGACGACGCTGACGACACAGCTCGTCGATCGGGCGCTGGCGGCGTTCCGTGAGGTGATGGAGACGAGGCTGGCCGCGCTCGACGAGGCGACGAGGCTCGCGGCCGAGAAGGTCGATGAGATACCCGTGCGGGCGGCGGCGCAGCGCGACATTCTGCGGCTCGACCTCGAACGGCTGATAAAGGCCGAGCGCGAGCTTCAGGTACACGACCTCGCCGCGCTCGACCGGATCATGCTGGAGAAGTTCGACGGCATCGACAAAAGATTTTTGGAAAGCAAGGAAGCTCTCGCCGCAGCGTTGGCCGCGCAGAAGGAAGCCGTGGCCGCACAGAACGAGTCGAACGCCGAGGCGATCCGCAAGTCGGAGGCGGCGACGCAGAAGCAGATCGACGAGGTCAAGGTCGGGGTGGGCGCGAGCGTCCGGGCGCTCGACGACAAGATCGCTGACCTCAAGTCGCGGCTCGACCGTGGCGAGGGCGAGACGCGCGGCACGGAGTTCTACCGGAAGGGCGAGCGCCAGCAGGGCATGGACGCCCGCGCGCTCGTCTTCTCGATCATCGGCGTCGTCGTCGCGGTCGCGGTGATCGCGGTCGCGATCATCAACGCCAGCGGTTCGTGATGGACTTCCTGATGGTGTGCTTCCTCGTCCTCGTAACGATCGCGCTCGCGCTCGCGATCTACGGGGTGTCGCTGGCCGTCTGAGGGTGCTTGTGCTTCATCTCGCCCACCTCACGTACGAACGGGCAACACGGCTCTCGATCATCCGTCAGTTGAACTTCGTGTTGATGATCGGGTGGGCGTGCGTGCTCACGTTCGCTCAACCGTTCGAGACGGCCCCGGCGGTCTACACGGCGATGGAGACTATCGCCCCCCAGACGACATGGGGATGGCTGTGCTTTGGACTCGTCGCGCTCGGGTTGGCCGCGTTCGTGTGGACACGGATCGTCATGGTCGCGTTCCCGGTCTGGATTAGCTGGTGGGCGTTCACGGCTTCGATCTTCGCCGTCGGGTCGCTGCACTCGATGGCGTGGATGATGAGTGCCGCGTGGACGGTTCTGCTCGCGCGAGCCTACGCTGACTTCTACCGCCACCCTGAGCGTCGATGATCGTCGCGGCCGACGCCACGATCATCGTCGGGCCGATTATCGCGGCGGTACTGGCACCCCTCCTCGCGTTCTATTTCGCGCGGCGAGCGCACTCCGGGGAGTTGCGCTCGACCGAGGCGGGCCAGTTGTGGGAGGAGTCCCGGTCGGTCCGTGGCGAGCTTCGCCACGACGTTGATGAGCTTCAGGCCCGTGTGGCGTCCCTGCTCGATTCCAACGAGGAGCTTAGGGTGCGGATCGTTCAGCTTGAGCACGAACAGGCAGCTCTCAAGCGTGCCAACGAGAAGCTGACGGCGGAGAATGTTCGTTTGAGGGCGATTGCGGACGGCGGTACGTCCAAGCCCGACGGGGGGGCATAGTGGCCGATCTCCCGAACATGCCGGACGTGACGAAGGGCCAGATCGGCGGGATCTTGACGGCGATCGCGTCTGCGGCCATCGCGTTCGGTGCCCCGATCTCGCAGGAGCAGTCGCTCGCGATCGTCGGGATCGGCGGCGCGGTCGCGGCAACGGTGGTCGGCGCGGACGCGCACATCAGGGGGAAACGCGCCGAGCACATCGGGGCGGTGATGGCCCAGGCGGTCGCGGCACCGCCACCCTCGGAGGCCGAGATGGATGGTCTGCTCGACGGGGAGGTGTCGCAGGGAGGCGACACCGTGTTCCCCGGCCCGGTGGTGGCTCCGCCCTCCCCGGAGCAGGGCGGCGACGTGCCGGTGGCGGAGGGTGGCGACACGGGCGCGACAGTGGTCGGGGTCGCGGCCGTCTTGGTTGTGCTGGCCGGGGCCTACGCTCTCGGGCGGCTCACGGGACGCGGCTCGGGTCTACGGGTGGAGGTGCGGAGATGAAGATAGGTTCGTTCACGTTCGTTGACGTGGTCGTCGGGGTCGTCGTCGTCATCGTTGCGGGCGTCGGCGGCGTCGTGGTGTGCGCCGGGTCGCTCAGCTACGAGACGTACGCGGACACGCTTGTGCGGATGATGCTCGGACTCGGGATCTACAGCGTCGGCCGGGCCGGACTCGCTGGCGCGCGCGCGTACGCGCTGAAGAACGGGGTGTCGGCCTCGCAGACCCGTTCGCTTTAGGTGATCGTCCGGAACGTCAACGGCACGACCGAGGTTCGTGGACGGCCACCACGGAAGGGCGTCCGGTTCCTGCGGGACTACGGCGACGACACCTACCTGATCGAGTGTTCTCATCCGAACGACGCTCTACGCTTCGGGAGACGTGACAGTCAGGCGGTATGCGAACTGTGCGGTGCCGAGGACGCGGTTGACGCGCCCCGCCTCCGTGTCGAGGTCGTGTGGACACGGCTGGACGGTGGCTGAGACGACGACCTGTTCGGGGGGTGAGTGATCGCGTGCCGATCACAGCGAGAGATCCAGGGGAGCGATTCATCGAGAAGGTCGTTGTCGATGGCGTCGGGTGCTGGCAATGGACGGCGTGCTTGAACGAGAGCGGGTACGGACAGTTCAGGGTCGGGAGCAGTTCTGACGGGACAGCCGCGATGGTTCTCGCTCACCGTTGGGCGTACGAGCACTACGTTGGCCCGACGGATGAACCTCTTGACCATCTGTGTCGTGTCCGGTCATGTGTCAATCCGGCCCACCTAGAACCAGTCTCGTTGCGGGAGAACATTATGCGCGGGGACGGGCCAGCAGCTCGAAACGCGGCCAAGATTGCGTGTATTCACGGCCACCCGCTCTCGGGTGGAAATCTGAGGGTCTACGTCGAGGCGACGGGGGCGAGAAGGCGGTGCGTGGCATGTCAGCGTGAAACCCAACGAAGATACCGGGCTGCGAGGCGGCGGACGTGTACGGGCTAGGGTGGGCACCCGACCCGGAGGACGACCGTGACGTGAAGTGGCGGTCAGTCGTTCGGGCCGCCCTGCCGCTCCCGGCCCGTTTCATCTTGAAAGGCCGAGGGCCGGTGCTAAACCAGGGCACCACCCCGATGTGCTTCCCGGCCGGAACGCTCATCCGGCTTGCTGACGGGACACATCGCGCCATCGACGAGCTTCGCCCGCTTGACCGTGTGATGACGGCTGAGGGAATGAGCGGCCTCGTCGTGAAGGTTGGAGTGCGATTCCACGACGAGGGGCTTGTGCGGATTCGTCTACGAGGACGGAGCGACGGACTGCGCTGCACCGCCGAGCACCCGATCCTGACGCATCGAGGGTACGTTCCGGCGGGAGAGCTGAGGCTTCGCGACGAGGTGGCGCTTCCTCGACGGACGTGGCATGAACGTGATGACCTGTTCCTTCCCGGCGTCATCGCGACATGGCCGAAGGAGAGTCGGCGCGTCCACCATGCAGGGGGCGTCGCGACGGTTGTGAGCGCACCGCCAACGACAGTCAAGCTCGACTTTCGTTTCGGTCGTCTGCTCGGTCTCTATGCGGCAGAGGGGTACGCTCGGAAGACACGCAGTCAGGTGAGTTTCTCGTTCGGCAAGCACGAGGCAGAGACGCTTGTTCCCGAAACCGTCGAGCTTCTTCGTGACCTGCTTGGAATCGAGGCTCGCGTTCAGCATCGAGCGCACAACGTCGTCATCGTGAACGTAGGCGGGAAGCACTGGTGCGAGATGTTCACGGCACTGTGCGGACAGGGTGCGAAGGGGAAGCGCCTCGCGATAGACGGGCCGCCAGAGTTCAAGCGAGGGTTCTTCTCGGGGTGGATGGACGGGGACGGCTGGAAGCCGTCCAAGAAACCCGACCGGGCACTTCGCCATATCGGGGTGACGATCTCTCATTGTCTCGCGCTCGATGCGTGGGCGATCGGGAACGATCTCGGGATCGCGCCGACGCTCGCGTACAGCGACCCGAAGTTGTCCGGGAGCGTCAGGCAGCGTCGCTACGACCTTACGTTCGCGCCCGAGGCGAAGAACCCCCACAGCCGCCTTACGGATGAAGCTTGCTGGCGGCGAGTCACGGCACTGGAGCACGAGGATTTCGCCGGATACGTCTACAACCTCGAAGTCGAAGGCGACCACTCCTACGTCGCCGAAGGATTCGGTGTCCACAACTGCGTTGCGTACACGTCCGCGTCGATCCACCAGCACATGCAGTGGGCCGACCACGGCAAGTTCCTGACGTTCGACCCGGCCGAGCTTTACACGCGGTGCAAGGAACGTGACGGGTTCGCGGGCGAGGGGACGTTCATCCGGATCGCGATGGCGGTGATGCGCGAGCGCGGCATGTGGGCGCGGAAGTCACGGTATCTGGCCGCCGACGCGGTGTTCCCGATCCAGTCGTACGTGCGGCTGAGAGCGGCGCAGGAGATCAAGGAGGCGCTCTACACGGTCGGCCCGGTCGCGTTCGGGACGATGGTGGACGAGGGGATCTACAAGCCGGTGCCGCGTACGGGCAAGGTCGCGGTGTTGCCGCCCCCGGCCCCGTCGAAGAAGATCGGCGGCCACGCGATGTGCGTTGTCGGGTACGACGCAACGGACGGGCTGCTCCTCAAAAACAGTTGGAATACCTCTTGGGGGACGGGCGGGTACGCGTGGATGGGGTGGGGCTACCTGACGACGTACCCGGCATGGGACGCGTGGAGAAGCATGGACCTCCCCGACGACGTGCTCGCGGAGATCCTCGGAGGATGAGGAGCGTGGGCGTCGCGGACAAGGTCGAGGAGGTCGAGGAGCTTTCCGAGGAGGAGGCCCTGTGGGGGTTCCGCTTCGACGGGCTTATCCTGTTGGGGTTCTCGACCGACGACGCGGAACGGCTTTGCCACCTGACCGACGTTGTCGCGCGCGCGCGCGCGCTCACGGAACGCGGCTGCCCGGCCGAGGTTGCGACACGCATCCTTCTGCCGTAGCTGCTAGGGTCACGTCAACCTGACATAGCGGACGCGCACCCGCGTTTCGGTGGTTCCTTCAGCCGAGGCGCTTCGGGGCGGTCATCGGCTGTCTGGCACTTCACCTTCCGCGCGGGTGCGCTCCTTACACGTAAGGAGGATGCCGTCGTGGGGAAAGCACGACTACTGGCCTCGACCTTCGCGCTCGCAATAGTACTCGCGCTCGGGGTGTCGATGTCGGCTTCCGCGCACACTGGTGCGGGGATCACGAAGCACGAAGCCGCCGTTACGCTGAAGAACCTCAAGGCGAACGGGTGGGTGTGGCTCGACAAGGACCGCAACTTCCACCGGATCACCCGTCTGTCGGCCGCGTATTGGGGCGTGTCGTACGCGTGGATGCACAACTGCGCCCACTCGGAGGGGCTTCAGGGGCACACGATCTTGTGGGCCGACAACTACGCCGGGGCCGGAGGGCCGTTCCAGTACTTGGATGGAACTTTCAGCGGGTTCTCGCGTCACGCGTGGGCGGCGATGAAGGCGCGCGGGCTGCGGGTGCCGGTCGTGTACCGGTCGAAGGGCAGCTTGGTCGGGCAGGCGTTGACGACCGGGTGGGCGTTCCGTAACGGCCTGTCATTTCACTGGTACGGAACCGGATGTTGAGGCGGCACCGTCCCTTCCCCGGAGTAGAGTGTGGGAGGAACCACGAAAGGGGAACAGAATGGGAGTGATTGACGAAACCAAGAGCCGCATCATGGGGGTCTTCTCCGAGGGCGGCGACATCATCAAGGGTGTCGTCACGGCGGTCGTGGGCATCGTGGGCAACGTCGGGGCGGACACGCTCGGCACGTTCACCACGATCGTCCGGGGCGGCGTCGAGGCGGCCGTCGCGGTCGGCGGCAACGCCGTCGCTTCGATCTCCGCGATTGTGCGTACCGCGATCACCGAGGCGGTCGCTGTCGGGGTCGATACCCTCGAAGCGGTCGAGGCGCTCGTCCGGAACGCGATCACGTCCAGTAGCGAAGCCGGTGGTGACGTGGCGCAGACGACGGTCGATGCTGTCCAGGGCGCGGTCGAGGGGGCGGTCTCTGCCGGGGCCGACCGGGATGACGCGGTCGAGGCTGCGGCGAAGGGTGCGATGGAGGCCGCTGCTGAGCTTTCGCGCGACGCTCGGGGCGAGGTCGAGGGTGCGTTGCTTGGCCTTGTCACCGTCCCGAACGAGCTGCTTGAGCCGAAGGACTCGCTGTAGGGTAAGCTGCCGGGGAGAGCGGCGGACAGAAATGCCCCGCCGTTTCTGTGCTTCCCTCCTTGTCCACGAGAGGCCCGTCACGGCGGGCCTCTCGTGTTTCAGGCTTCGTCCACGAACGACACCGAGTTCACGTGCTGGCGACCGACACGGGCTTCGCGTGTCCCCACCGTGATCCTGACGGTGCTTTTCCGCTGGCACAGTGCTATCATGTGTGTGTGGGGTTGACCGATGGAAGGGGGTGAGGTTATGGGAACGGTGACCGAGTACGGGTCGCTCCGTGAGAAGATCGCGGCCGAGAAGGTCGCGAAGATCGCGGAGCAGGCGCGGTGGGCTGAGGCCCTCGCGGCTGTTGCGGAAGAGGCGCTCGCTGCCGGTGAGGCGGCGGTTCCCGCGCCGATGGTGGTCTACGAGGCCGAGGGCCTGTCTGACAGGCCGAAGCCGGGCGGGAAGGCGTGGTTCGAGGCCGAGGGTGCTTGCGGGTTCGCTTGGGTGAACATCTGGCCCGAGCGCGGCGGCGAGACTCGCCGGTTCGTGAACTGGCTGACCGGCCGGACGAAGTCGAAGACGCCTCCGGTGATCGAGGCCAAGGCCGGGAACTACAGCTACGGGTCTGGCGGCGGTTTCGGGATCTGGTGCCCGATGATGACGCAGTCGATGGCCCGCAAGGAAGCGTGGGCGCGCGCGATGGCTGACGGCCTGAGCGAGATCGTGCCCGGGCTGAAGGCGAACGCCGGGTCGCGGATGGACTGAGCGGGACGGGGGGGGCGGTCGAAGGGCCGCCCCCAAGTGTGCTATCATGGCGGGTGTGGGGTTGACCGACGAAGGGGGTGCGCGATGACGACGGTTCTGCTTGACCTTGAGGTCGAGAACCACGGCAGCATCTTCCTGTTGCGGGCGGTGTCCGCGACGGGGCGTGAGTGGATCGACGAGCACATCGGGGACGACGCTCCCCGGTTCGGTGGCGCGGTCGCGGTTGAGCACGGGTACATCGTTGCGATCGTTTACGGCGCGCTCGGTGACGGTTTGGGAGTCGGCTAGGGCAGGGGGGCGCGATGTTGTACGGGATCAAGCTGAGGGCTTACAAGGGGGAGCTTCCCTCGGTGATCGGGGAGGTAGCCGCGACGCAGTCCGGGAACCTGATTCTCCGGGTCGGCCGCGTGATCGAGGATGGCGGGTGGGAGCAGACCGAGTACGTCGTCCTGAACCCGGTCGAGGCGATCAAGCTGGTCGGCGAGATCCGCGAGAAGCTCGGGGTCGGGGTGGAGCCGTGAGCGCGGCGGATCTTCCGGCGGTGTCGTTCAAGACGGTGCAGGAGCGGCTCGGTGGCTTCAACGAGTACCCGGTCGGGTGGGTGGAGATCACCGAGTCCGAGTTCGGGTGGCGGTCGGGCGGGGTCGGCGGCTTCAACTGCTACCGGCAGGTCATGTACGACGGGAGGCCGGTGTCGATGCACCTGTTCGTGGGCGCGGACTTCTCCGGGATCGGGTTCATCGTCGAAGAGAGGCCGCTTGCGGCGCGTGAGGTCGTTGGGGATAGGTACCGGCTCGTGTTCGGGAAGTTCGCCGCGTGCGCCCACGAGTACGCGACGGTTGGGCAGGGCCGGTGCTACTGGAAGGGCCGGTGCAAGAAGTGCGGGTACGAGCACGTGGTCGATTCGAGCGACTGAGGAGGGGGGGCAAGAAGTGGTTGAGAAGAAGCGACGTATCGAGTACGAGGTGCAAACCGATTGGGACGCCAAGCGCGGCGAAGTGCCTTGGGAATCCGTCACCACGGTGCGCGTGCGGCCCGGCGGCGCGACGGGCGCGGTGGGCGAGGCTGTCGAGCTTCTCGGAGCGTGGCAGCGCGACTACCCGCACCACAAGTTCCGGGTTGTCCGGCGCGTAGTGGTCACGACGGAGACGGTCGTGGCCGGGGAGGGGAGCAATGTCTGAGTTGCCGTTCGGGATGACGGACGAGGAGTATGAGCGGCGGATGAAGGCCGCGCGGGCGCGCGCGGAGTGGGAGCTTGGGTGGAGGTCGTGGGCCGGGGTGATCGTCGGGGCGTTCCTTTACCCGGAGCAGGACACCGATGCGTTGCGAAAGGAGATGGAGGGATGACACCGTTTACGGTTGACAGCGACGACGGCCGAGCGGTCGTCCTGACGTTCACGGACTGGCGGATCGTGGAGGGCGCCTCCGGCGACGCCCGGCTCGCGGTGCTGGTGCGTCTCGACAACGCCGACGCGGCCGACCTGCTGGCGGCGCTGCGGCACGAGGTCGGCGAGTGGGCGGCCGAGCGCGAGCAGGCCCGCGTCGAGTTCAACGCCGGGATCGTGCCGCCGATGGCGAGGCCGCCCGAGTGCCCGGAGTGCGACGGCCGCGGATGGGTGTTCTCGCAGGCGTATCGCCCCGAGGTCGGCCAGGACGGGTGCCCCGAATGCGGCGGCAGGGGGGTGCTATGACCGTCGCGGAGATCCAGGCGTGGGTCCAGGTGGCCGTGATCGCTGGCGTGGCATTGACCGGCCGGGTGATCTGGCGGTGCCTGATCCGGTGGCGGCGGGAGAACTGAATGGTTGCCAACCAACCATCAAGCAGTGGTTGAGGCTTGATTGCGAATCAAGGATCGCGGCAGTTTGCTATCATGTGGGTGTGGGGTTGACGAACGAAGGAGGTCTGATGATTGTTCTCGGTAACGGCTACGAGGTCGGTAGCGAGGCTGATGCTGCTTGCGTCGCCGCGCTCGTCGGTCGTGACCGTCGTGACCACCTCGGCCTGTACGACTTGAACTTCGCGTTTGCGCTAACCGTCAGGAGAGGCGACCCGAACGATCCTGAGCACCGGGCGCTCGTCCGTCGTCTCGACGCGCTCATCGACGACGCGCAGGCGCACCGCACCTACGACTACGAGGGGCTGTGATGGTCGAGGAGGCTGAGCTTCACCGCCGTCTTGTGACCGAGTCGTGGCTGCTCCGAGACGTGGACGCGCTGATGGAGCGCGGCCCGGTGGTGACCCGGTGCAAGCTGTGTGAGGAGCGGGTCACGGACGAGGTGGCGCACTGGCGCGGCCACGTGCGCGCGCGCGAGTCGCTGAGGCGACGGTCGGAGAAGCAGGTTTACGACGCGAGGGTGCGGGCGCTTGAGAAGGCGCGCGCGGCGAGGGGGAAGTGATGGGAAACGTGCTGTTGTTCTTGGGCGTCATGTTCGTGGTGAGCGTGGCCGTGTTCGTTGCGAGCTGGCGGTTTGGCCGGTGGGCGGGCAAGAAGTTCCTCGGGCAGGACCGGGACGAGTGGGACGGGCAGTGATCTACGAGGTCGTGACCGACGCGGGCGATGTTGTCGCGGAGACGGACACGATCGTGGACGCGCGGTTCGCGGCGTTGACGGTGCTCGCGGAGGATCGTGCGGTTGCCGGGTTGCGGATCTTGGGCGGCGACGGCGACGTGGTCGAGGTCGTGTGGAGAACCGACTGAGACGCGGAGAACCCGTAGGTTTGCTATCATGTGTGTGTGGGGTTTGACCGGATCGAAGGAGGTGTGATGGATCTCAGGACGCTCTACGGGTTGAAGCGCGGCGACGAGGCTGCGTACGATGCGGCGGTCGCGGCGCTCGGCGGTGGCGGGATCTACCGGCTCCCGGCCGACAACGTCGCGCTGTTCGAGCAGCGGCTCGGCCGGATCTTCAGGGCGGCCGACAAGATCGGTGTGGCTCGCCCGGCGGTTGAGCGAGACGGTCCGCACGACGAGTCGTACGTGAAGTACGACGGCGAGCGCGTCGTGCGCTCGGCCGTCTATGTCCACGTGACCGGTGAGGCTCCGAAGCTCGCCGGGTGGCGGTTCGTCGCGACGATCGAGCACGACGAGTCGGGCAAGGCGATTCTGCGGTCGGTGCCGGGCATCGACATTGAGCTGGCCGAGTACCGGCTCGCGGACCCGGCGTGGTGCGATCACTGCCAGCTTGACCGGCGGCGCACCGAGACGTTCGTGGTTGTCCACGACGACGGGACGCGGAAGCGTGTCGGCCGCACGTGCCTCAAGGACTTCATGGGGCACGGCGACCCGGTCGCGCTGGCCCGGTGGCTTGAGATGATCCTCGGCCTTGACGAGTTCCTCGGGGAGTACGACGACGACGAGGGGTTCTTCGGCGGCGGCGGAGGACAGCGCGCGTACGAGTCGAAGGAGGTGCTCGCGACGGCGGCGAGGATCGTCAACACGATCGGGTGGGTTCCCCGCTCGAAGGCGGACTTGGGCGGGCGCGGCCCGGCCACGGCCGGGATCGTGCTGGACGTGCTCAACCCGCCGAAGGACCCGTCGAGGGAGCTGAGGGAATGGCTTGAGAATCTCCTGCCGGGGCTGCAAGACGAGGCGGAGGCGGCCGAGGTGCTCGAATGGCTCCGGGCGCTCGGTGAGCGCGACGGGCTGAGCGACTACGAGTGGAACCTGAGCGTGGTGGCCGAGGCCGACTACGTGACGGCCCGCAGGATCGCGATGCTCGCGTCCGGGGTGGTCGCGTTTCGCCGCGAGAAGGAGCGCGAGCTGAAGATCCGCGAGGCGGCTGCCCGGTGCAACGAGTGGCTCGGCGAGGTCGGGCAGCGGCTCCGGGGTATCGAGGTGACCGTCGAGACGGTCCGCCACGGCGAGGGCCACTACGGGTTCTGGACGCTGCTCCTGATGCGTGACGCGGACGGCCGGACGCTCAAGTGGTTCGCGGCGGGCGAGCTTGAGGTCGCGGCGGGCGACGAGTTCCTGCTCGACGGGACGGTGAAGGAGCACGAGGTCTACCGGCCCGAGGGTTCCGAGGTTGAGCTTCGCCAGACGGGGCTGACGCGCTGCAAGCTGACGGCGCGCGAGGCGGTTCTGGCGTGACGGGTTCACACGACGGAAGGGGGTGTTGACGGCGAAGGACAGCTAGACGGTTGCGAACGTAACGACGTTGATCGAGGGGACCGGGTTCTCCGGCCCCTCAACCGAAAGGGAGAGACAGAAGATGGGAAGCGCAGACGAAGGAGTGCTGTTCAAGACGTTCCGGGTGCGGCTCGTGTTCGAGAACCGGATCGTGGGCGGTATCCCGGTGATCCCGGAGGGTGCCGACCGCTCGGACGCGTACGAGAAGTGGGCGCGCGGCCAGGAGGTCGAGCAGGACCCCGCGTTCGAGAAGCCGTTGCACGACGCGCTGGCGGATGACCCGGATATGCCGGTGTCCGACGCGTCGGCCGAAGACGTGGCGGGGTTGGAGACGGGGTTCCGTCACGACGACACCGGGATCTACATCGAGGCCCGCCAGGTGAAGGCGATGATCCGTGAGGCGTCGCAGCGGCTCGGGCTGATCCAGAAGGTGCGGGGCACCCGGCAGGTTGTCCAGCATGACATTCATGTCCGGTCGCTCGGCGGTGTCGGCCAGAAGATCCGGTTCTACCGGGACGGGCTGCTTGTCGCGGACGCGGACGGGGTGGACACGCGGCCGATCAGTGTCGTGACCCGGCAGGGTCCTCGGACGGCGATCAAGCGGTTCGGGTTCGTGAGCGGCGCGACTATCGAGTTCGACGTGATGGTGTTGAGCGGCGGTGTCGGCGACGGGATCGTCGGTGGCAAGGAGATCCGTCGGGTTTTCAAGCTCGGCGGGTTTCTCGGGCTGGGCGCTGACCGTTCGCAGGGAGAGGGCACGTTCTCGGTGGTGTCGCTGGAGGAGGTGGACGGGGACGACGAGTAAGGGCGGTTCGGCGAGAGGGGGTGCGGAGCGGGCGAGCGTGCCCGTCCTGCATCCCCGTCCGTTCCGGTGTGACAGACCCTTCCGTGCCGTTCCTCGCTAACCCGTCCCGACGCGACAGTCCTTACCCCACCGACGTGACGCACCGAGATGTTTCAAGCCGTTGCGACAAACCCTGCCAAGCCGTTCCCTGCCGGACCTCACCGGCCCGACGCGACACTTCCATCCGCCCCGCCCCACCCGATGCGACGCTACATACCGTGCTGGCCCACGCCGAAGCGACAGTTCGTTCCGATCCCGTCTGTCCCGCGCCGTCGCGACAGTCCTCTCCGAACCACTCCGCACCGACGCGACCTACCAGTCTCATCCACGCCGATGCGACATACCTCGCCGTACCTCACCGACGCGACCCGCCAGGCCGAAGCGCGCCGCCACCGACTCGTGCCGAAAGCGACAGTTCATACCCAGCCGTTGCGACATAACGTTCCGCTATCATGCTCGCACCGAGTGGGTGCGGGCCGACGAAGAAGGAGGTACTACCAGTGGCGATCGAACGCCGTGCGCTCGTGCTCCGGATCGAGCCGGAAATCTACAACGCGGTCGTTGAGGCGGCCATGAGGAAGGGCCTGTCGATGAACGACTACGTGTCGGGCCTGATGGCGAAGGCGCACAAGATTCCGTACAAGCCGCGAGGCGGTAGCCGAGGGTTCGGTTCGCCGACTGCCGAGTCGAGGAGGAAGACGTGACCGAGGTGGCCGAGGAAAACGTGGTCGTGGTCGAGGGCGAGGAGGTCGAGGAGTCCCCGTTGCCTGCGGTACGTCATCCGGTCGCGACCCTGGACGAGATGACGGTGGACGATCTCGTCGCGCAGGTCGAGAAGATCCGAGCGGCGGTGAAGGCGGTGATGCAGGACGGTGTCCATTACGGGGTGATCCCCGGAACGAAGAAGCCGACGTTGTACAAGCCGGGCGCACAGAAGCTCCTGCTTCTGTTCCGGTTCGATCCGGAGTACCGGGTGGTCGAGCGGTGGCACGACGACGGCCACTACACGGCGAGATCGACGTGCACGCTGTTCCATATCCCGACCGGGTTGCGGATCGGTTCCGGGGAGGGGCTGTGTACGACGCGGGAGTCGGGGTACGCGACCCGGATGGCGCGGCGAACGTGCCCGGTGTGCGGGTCAGAGGCGATCATCAAAGGGAAGGCCGAGTACGGCGGCGGGTGGGTGTGCTTCGCGAAGAAGGGCGGGTGCGGCGCGAAGTTCGCGGACGGGCTGTCTGAGATCGAGGACCAGGTGCTCGGGATGATCGACAACCCGGAGATCGCGGACACCTACAACACGGTGTTGAAGCAGGCTGCGAAACGGTCGTTGACGGAGGCGGTGCTGAACGCGACGGCCGCGTCGGACGTGTTCACGCAGGACATGGAGGACATGGCCGCGAACGAGGCGGCGGCATCCGAGCGGGCGGAGCAGGCTGACGGCGGGAAGCAGCGGTCGTCGTCGGGCGAGAAGCGGTCGGCCCCGAAGGTTGTGAAGCCGGAGGGGTGGGGTGTGCTTATCAAGGAGATCAACGAGATCGTGGTTGATCCCGAGAACGACACGGAGGTGTGGTTGAAGTTGGCGGCGACGGTGACGTACCGGAAGGATGCGGCGGCGTTGTCGGCTGACGAGAAGGTGGATCTGTGGAAGCGATCGTTGCAGGTGTGGGAGACGTTGCTTCCGATGCGAGGGAAGTTCCCGCCGCCGGAGAAGCGGGAGGTGGTGGCCGCGTGGTGTGTCGGGTTCCCGGAGCTGAAAAGCCAGGTCCAGGCCCCGCCGCCGCAGGAACCCGCTGAGGCCGTCCAGGAGGCCACCGTTGCCCCGGAGACGCCGCAGGACGGTGTGGCCGCCCCGGAGGTCGCACAGGGCGGGGAGGCTGCCGCGAAGGCTTCTGAGCCGTTGTGGGAGAACGTTGCTGAGGCCGACCCCGTGGGCGGTGAGTTCGCGTGACGTTGCCGTGGGAGGAGACGACGACGGTGGGGACCGACGTGGCGGCGGTGGAGGCGACAACGCTTGTGAATCCGGCGACGGGGGAGATGCTCCCGGCGACCCCGGAGAACGCGGTGGTGTTGCTCGGCGAGCTTCGTCGCATCCGTGACGCTGTCCAGGCCGCGATCCGTGGGTGCGAGGAGATCGTGGTTGAGGAATCAACGCGGCAGGGTGCCCGGACGTTGACGCTCGGCGGCCACAAGGTCGAGGTGTCGGCCGGGAACAAGGTGGTGTGGAACGAGACGGTGCTGCATCAGCTTCTCGATCTCGGGTTGCCGAAGGACCGGTTCGACGCGTTGATGCGTCCGACGATCTCGTATTCGGTGGACACGTTCGAGGCGAACCGGATCGCGAAAGCGAACCCGGACTACGCGAAGGTGATCAAGGAGGCGAGAACGGACGTGCCTGACCGGAAACGCGTGTCGGTGAAGTCATGAGCGACGAGATGTTCGAGGTGTTGATCGACGGCACGTTCACGCTGTCCGTCGAGGACGTGTGGCCGGACGGTAACGCCCCGGCGAACCCGACGGCTGTCGATGTCGCGATCGAGATGCGGAAGGAGGACAACGTTCTCCGGTTGATCCGGGAGTGGAATCTCCACCCGGTCGTTCGTGTCCAGGAGCGCGGCAACCGGAACGTCCGGGCCGTCGAGGTGTTCTCGTGAAGCGGCCGAAGGGTCGCGAGCGGCCGTACGAGTTCTTGTTCGTCCGCGATTTCGCGGGCGTTCCTTCGGACGCGGGGTCGGTCGCTTCGTTCTTCCCGGACGAGTCGGAGTGGTGGCCCGTCGCGAACACGTCAGGCGACCTGATCGGGTACGGGACGGCGAAGTTCGGCAGCGAGTTCTTCGTGCCGGTCCAGTCCGTCCTGTACGTGACCCGGAAGGCGGGGCCAGCATGATCGGGGCAGAGGAAGGCGTCGTGCTATTCTACGGGGGTGGGCGGCCCATAACCTGACGCTCCGTGGAGCGTCTGACCGTTGCGGCGGGCCAGACGTAAACCGCGAGATGCGACGCCGCCCACGCGAATCACCTCTCTGGGGGTGGGGCGCTCCTTCAGGTCAATACCCACGCACGCAGGCCATCTCGGCTGCTAGCTCCCCGAGGTGGCCTTCGTGTCTCCCGGGGTGGTATGCTCCTCGCTCGATGGGTAATGGCCTGATCGACCCCCTGCTTGCCAGTGAGGTGACGCCGACGCGGTAGCCGCTCACGACAACGGGCAGGACAGCCCACCCGAACGACCGCTCACCATCCTGTCGGGGGACTCGCCAACAACGGGGCCATCTCACAGCCGGGCGACGCGGGTGTCCGACAGTCAGCACGGGCAAGGTCATCACAGACCGGTGCATGACGCGACACCCAGGGGGACAGGACGGGAGCCGTGAACAATCACCGGCTCAGCACACGCGTAACGGGACGCTGACTTCGAGACGTGGGACCTGCACCGCTATCCCTCTCCGCTTGGGGGTACTAGTGCTCCGCAAGAGCCTAGAGCGGAACTAGCCCCGACCGGGAAGAACACCTATGGAAGAAACCCCGAGGAGCAACCAACGAACATTCAGACCGATGGTTGCCAACCAACCCTCAACCACTACTTGACGGTTGGTTGGCAACCATAGACCGTGGGCACTGACAGGAAGGAGCACCGATGACCGAACGCGACGACCTATGGGACGCCGTTGCCGCAGCGCTCGACGTGAAGCCAGAGACCAAAACGGAGAAGGCGAACGTCGGCCGAACCGTCAACGAACTTCTCGAAGCCGGGGCAACCCCAACCGACGTGGAACGCCGGACGACGCACTGGAAGAAACACCACGGACGTCCACCGCTGACCGCGCAGATCCTCCGAACACAGTGGGCCGAGATGGGTGCCGCCCTCCCGCCGCTCCGCGAAATCGTGTGGTGGCAGGGATGGTGCTTCTACTACCGCAGCCCCGTCCGTGACATGGCCGCCGCGATGCTAACCCGCTCCGCGTTGTCCTCGACCAAGGAAGCCGCGACCCTGATGGCCGACCTTTTCCGAACCTACCCAGGCGTCGAGGTCGTGGAAACCGACGGCGAAGCCGTGTTCCCGTACGAGCACATTGTCGCCGCCGCCGACACCGACGAGATGGGAGCCTGCCAGCGAGCGGGACTCCGGGAGATGAACCGTGGCTACGAGCGCGCCTGACCTCCCCCGTGCCACCCGTGACGGCGAACGGCAGGTGCTCGGCGCGATGCTGTTCAGCCGCGACGCGTGCCGGGTCGCGCTCGAACGGCTCGACGGCCACCACTTCTGGTTCGCCGGGAACCGGATCGTGTTCGAGGTGCTCCGCCAGCTCTACGTCGCAGACTCCCCGATCGACCCGGCGATCCTCCGCCACCACCTCGCAGACCACCCGCGCGTCAAGGACCTCAACAAGCTCGTGGACGCGATCGTGCAAGGCGGCCACGGAGCCGAAAACGTGAACGCCTACGTCGGGATCGTGCTCGTCGTGTTCGCCCGCCGCGAACTCGTCCGCTACTCGCGCGCGCTCGCTGACCGCGAAGCCAAAGGCGGCGACTTCCCGGACATGCTCGCGTTCGCGGAAGCCGAGCTGATCGCGCTCCGCCGCCGGTTGGAAACCGCCGACGACACGTTCGCAACATGGGGCAAGATCGCGGACATGTGGGACGAACGGATGGCCGACAGCGAGAACGACCCGGAGCGCGGGATTACGACCCCGTTCCACGAACTCAACTCCCGCAGCGACGACTACCGGCCCGGCCGCCTCTACGTCCTCGGGGGCTGGCCGGGTGACGGGAAGAGCATCATCGCGATGCAGGTCGCGATCCAGGCCGCCCGGCTCGGGAAGGCCGTCGCGTTCATCAGCATCGAGATGTCGCTTGAGGACATGGTCGGCCGGACGGTGACCGCGCTCGGTGTCCCGTACGAGCAGGCCGAGTCCGGGAAGGTGACGGAGCTTCACCGCGCCCGTGCCCGCTCGTTGCAGGACGAGCTGCGCCGCTACCACGGCGGTGTCGTGGACGACCCCGGCGCTACCGCTGACAAGGTCGCGACGTACGCCAGGATCATGCGGCCCGACCTCGTGATCGTCGATCATCTCCATCAGATCCAGTACCGCGACCGGATGGAGCTTGAGGCCCAGGTGCGAGGGTTCGCCGCGCTCGCACGCCGCGAGCGGGTGCCGGTGCTTCTGCTCGCGCAGTTCCACCGGGGCACCCGCGACGACTTCCCTCGCCCTACGATGAAGTCGTTTCGCGAGTCGGCGGTGATCGAGATGCTGGCGACACGAGCCGACGCGATCTTCCGCCACCGGTCAGAGGAGAACGAGGCGCTCGACTCGGCTGACTACATGGTGATGAAGAACCGGTTTGGCCGAACGTACGGGTTCGGCGTCGAGCTTGACAGGCGTCTGCTCGTCTACAACTCGACCCGTGAAAGCGCGGCGGCGACGTGGTAGAATCGCGGGGCATGTGTGGGTTGGCCTGTGTTGCTCGTCCGTTCCTGCACCGTTGCGTTCCCGGACGAGCCTCGTGAGCGACCCGTTCTATCGGGAGGCCGGGGTGATCCTGTACTGCGGAGATGCGGCCACGGTGCTCGCCGGGTTGCCGTCCGAGTCCGTGGACTGCGTCGTCTGCTCGCCCCCATACTGGTCGCTCCGCGACTATCAGGTCGAGGGGCAGATCGGGTTGGAGGGTTCGCCGGATGAGTACGTGGAGCGCCTCGTTAGCGTGTTCCGCGAGGCGAGGCGTGTGCTGGCCCCTCACGGTGTCGTGTTCGTGAACATCGGGGACAGCTACGCGGCGAACAGGTCGTACCAAGTCGTAGACAACAAGCACAAGTTCGTCGGGAACGATCGAGGCATGAGAGTCCCCGAAGGCGTCAAGCCCAAAGACTTGCTTGGCGTCCCGTGGCGGTTCGCGCTTGCGATGCAGGACGACGGATGGTGGCTTCGTTCCGAGATTATCTGGGCGAAAGGCGTGTCGTTCCTCGACTGCTGGTCGGGGAGCGTCATGCCCGAATCGGTGCGCGACCGGCCGACGCGGTCCCACGAGCAGGTGTTCATGTTCACGAAGAACGCTCGCTACCACTACGACATCGACGCCGTGCGTGAGCCGAATCGTGGTGAACGGTGGGGCGGAAGCGTGATCCGTCAGCCCGACACGTCGAAGTACGCGGACGGGGAGGGCGACGGGGCGGCCGGTGCGCTCTCCCGGCCGGGCCGCGAATGGGACGCGTTCCCGGAGGGAGGCCGGAACCTACGGACGGTGTGGGCGATCTCGTCCGGCTCGTCGCCGGAGGTTCACTTCGCCACGATGCCGCAGAAGCTCGTGACCCCGATGGTCCAGGCCGGGTGCCCCGAGAAGGTGTGCTCCACGTGCGGGAAGCCGTCGGAGCGGATCATGCCCGCCGACAACGAGGAGGGTCAGCAGCCGCAGAAGTGGCGGGAGTTCTACGGGGACGAGCCGCCTGCCTGCGAGCGGGAACCGGTCGTCTTCACCGATTGCGGGCACGACAACTGGCGGACCGGCGTGGTGCTAGACCCGTTCGCCGGGTCGGGAACCACGCTGTACGTCGCTCGCCTCCACGGCCGCCATTCCATCGGGGTCGAGCTGAACCCGGAGTATTGCGGCATCATCGAGCGGCGGCTGTCGCAGCAATCCCTGTTCGCGGAGGCCGAGTGATGGGCTGGCGGATGATCCACGGCGACTGCGTCGAGGCGATGGCCGCGATGGACGAAGTGTCCGTGGACGCGATCGTGACCGATCCGCCCTACGGGTTGGAGTTCATGGGCCGCGAGTGGGATTCGTTCTCCGCGTGGCAGACCGGGGCGGGGTTCTCGAAGCCGGGGATCGGGGAGCGCGACACCGCGTGGCCGTCGTTTACGGGCGCGAACGACGAGTTCGGCGGCGCGAACCCGACGTGCGCGACGTGCGGGGGCCGCGCGAGGGGGCAGAAGAAATGCTCGTGCGACGAGCCGGACTGGCGGGTGAAGGGGGAGCCGCCGGACAAAATGTACGCGCGGCTGCGGCAGATGCGCGCCTACCAGGAGTGGACGGGCCGGTGGGCGGCCGAGGCGTTCCGTGTGTTGAAGCCGGGCGGGTTCCTGCTCGCGTTCGGCGGCACCCGGGTTGGGTACGAGGTTGGTGGGAGCATGGCAAGCAACCCGAGTCTCCGTGACGCGATCACGCATGGCCGCCCGTGGTGGAAGTGGATGGAAGGTTCGATTGAGACTGGCGAGGGGGTTCCGCATACGGGTGGGCGGTGGCCCGCGAATCTCGTGCTGTCCCATGATCCGCGCTGCGTCGAGGACCACGGCTACGCCGCCGAGGACGGCATGGAGACGGTAAAGGAGTGGGCGTGCGTTCCCGGCTGCCCCGTCAGGATGCTTGACACTCAGGGGGGGCTGGGCGACGCGGCCAGTCCGTCTCGGTTCTACTACTGCGCGAAGGCGTCGAAGGCCGAACGCGAAGCCGGGCTTGCCGAAATGGAGCTACGCAGCCGCGACGACCAGTCAACGTGGTACCGGGTATGCAACGTGTGTGGCCTGACGTTCGAGAAGTCAGGGCAGCCCACGTGCG